AGGGGTGCGGTCAACAAGGCCACAGCGAACGCTCGTGAGGCTATAGCGGCATTCGTCGATGACAACTCCAACCGGCTGGAGAGCTGGCTCGATCAGATCGCAGACGGCGTGCCCAAGCGGCGGCTCGACACTGGCGACGTGATCACGAACAGTGATGGCTCAGTGTCGTGGGAAAAGCCACCAGATCCCAAGGGGGCCTTCGACGCGATGCAGTCCGTGATCGAGTACCACATACCCAAGCTGGCCCGCGTGGAGCAGACGGGCGCCGATGGCGGCCCGATCACTCACGCGAGCCTAGTGGCCAACCTTGACCTGAAGGGCGTGAGCGATAACGAGCTGGACAAGATCTTGGCCATACTGGGCAGGGCGGCGGAGTGAAGCGCAATGAGGTGGACTTCGTGCTCGATGCGCTGGGCGAGATCTACGAGTACCTGCGCGAGTACGCCGACGAGCACGACGGTCGGACGAATGAGGAGCTTGACTTGCTGATGATGGTCATGGCCGTCAGCGCGCTGATTGAGCGCGATGCCATCCATGAGCACCAGCTGGCACGTATACATTAACCTTGACAATCAATAGGAGTTCGTATAGGTATAGATCAACTACCGAGGAATCCTCGGTAGTTCAGATGTCAAGTAATCCTTGACAACTGCCCAACTACCGACCCCGGACGCCTCTGCCAACTGCGTAGCGGAAGGCACGCGAACCATCGGGGTCTCTTTTTTGCTGGTTCCCATTCTAGAACGGGGTAAAGGGCGCAACCTTCCAGCATCTCTTTTTGAGAACAAATGTTGCGGCAACGGTTTAAGTTATGTTATAGTTTTCCACGTAAGTTTGGTTTGATTCTTGGCCTCGGGCATTCTCAGTGCTCGGGGCTTTTTACTTTACACTTCTTGACAATTCTCTTCGTGACATCGGGCGCCAGCAGGCGCATAGTTCGTCTCAGGCAACGAACGAACGGGAGATCGAGATGAACCAACCAACTACACACAACCGCTACCACGTCACCATCCACTGCACCAACGGCAACTACTACGAGTTCAACTACTCAACGCCAGCGGACATCAAGGAGGCGGCCAACGAGCTGCGCCGCGACATCCGCGAGACCAAGCACCTGACCATCTATCCTATTGACTAGCTTGCACCCACTGGCCGCCGCGCATACACTGCGCGGATGGCAGCAGCTATCGACACAGCGGCTCTTAAGGCGCGAGTACAGTTTGAGGTAGACCGGCGCAGAGCGTCGGCCTCGCTGTATGAGTTCGTCAAGCAGGCGTGGCCGATCGTCGAGCCCGGCGCCGAGTTCGTCGATAGCTGGCACATCCAGACCATCTGCGAGCACCTCGAGGCCATCACCAGCGGCGAGCTGCGCAAGCTGCTGATCAACATCCCGCCACGTCACTCGAAGTCGACCATCGTCAACGTGATGTGGCCGACGTGGGAATGGATCGCCGACCCGAGGCACCAGTACCTCACCGCATCGTTCAGCGGCCCGCTGTCCATCCGCGACAACCTCAAGGCCCGACGACTGATCCAGTCACCGTGGTACCAAGAGCGATGGGGCCATCTATACCAACTGGCAGGCGATCAGAACGCCAAGCAGCGATTCGAAAACGATCACATGGGACACCGCATCGCGACCTCAGTAGGCGGTACGACCACCGGCGAAGGCGGTAGCCGACTGATCCTCGATGACCCGCACGGCGCGCAAGAGGCGCAGTCCGATGCGATGCGAGACGCGGCGCTGGAATGGTTCGATGCCGCATGGTCAACCCGTCTGAACAATCCCAAGACCGACGCGATGGTCGTGGTGATGCAGCGCCTGCACGAGCTGGACGTGAGCGGCCACATACTCAACGACCTATCAGGCTGGGAACATATCTGCATCCCTGCCGAGTGGGACGGCGTCAAGCGCAAGACCTTCCTCGGCAACTACGACCCGCGCACCAAGAAGGGCGAGCTCATCTGCCCCAACCGATTCGGGCCCGATGAAATCGCCAACCTCAAGCAGATCCTCGGCACCTATGGCGCCAGCGGCCAGCTGCAACAAGATCCGACACCGGCCGAGGGCGGTATCCTCAAGGCCAAATATTTTGAGATGTGGCCAGCCGATCAGGAGCTGCCGCCGTTCATGTACATCCTGCAGTCCTATGACTGTGCCTTCACCGAGAAGAACACGGGCGACCCGACCGCGTGCACGGTCTGGGGCATCTTCCAGCACAAGGGCAGGCGCAACGTGATGCTGATCGATGCGTGGGACGAGCACCTTGGCTATCCCGACCTGCGGCGCAGGGTGATACAGGACTGGACGACCGAGTATGGCGGTGGCGGCAAGTCACTGCACCGCGGCCGACGACCTGACCGCATCCTGATCGAGGCGAAGGCAAGCGGCCAGTCACTGCTGCAGGATCTGCGTCAGGCCAATGTCCCTGCCGTGGGCTACAACCCCGGCAATGCCGACAAGATCTCACGCGCGCACCAAGCGGCGCCCACGCTGGAGATGGGACTGGTATGGATACCTGAGTCCAAGAAGAACGATCGACACCCGGTCAGCTGGGCATCGGCATTCATCAAGCAGGTGGCCAAGTTCCCAGTGGCCGCGCACGATGACTACGTGGACACGTTCACGCAGGCAGTCATCTACCTGAAGGACGATGGCTGGTTCGAGCTGCCACGGGCGCGCGACATTGACGAGCCCAAGCCCTACAGCAAGCCGCTGATCAACCCTTACGCGATCTGATGGCTTACCTGTACCGACTGACCTCGCCCTCGGGCAAGAGCTACATCGGTATCGCCAAAGACTACCGCCGACGCTGGACGATTCACCGCTACCGCGCCAACCGCGACGCGCAGGGCGCGCTCTACGCCGCCATACGCAAATACAAATGGGAATCATTCTCATCTACAATTCTGGCCATCGGTAGCTTTGAGTATGTCAAGGAGATGGAGGTCAAGGCTATTGCCGCCTTCAACACGTACCAACCGCATGGCTACAACCTGACCCGTGGCGGTGACGGGGCGACAGGGCGACCGACGCCCAAGGCGGTGCGTGACAAGATCGCCGCAGGCAACCGTGGCAAGGTGATGACCGCCGCCTCACGCAAGAAGCTATCCATCGCGCGCAAGGGCGGCACCGTATCGAAAGAGCAGCGCGCCCTGATCAGTGTCAAGATGAAGCAAGTGTGCGACGCCGAGTGGCGCAGGCGCAGGGCAGAGACACAGCGCAGGCTGTGGGCAGATCCTGAGTACCGTGCGATGATGCTTGCCAAGCGCAGCGATCGTGCGCTAAAATCCAGCAAACCTGCGCCCTAACCCCACGGTGCCTACATGGCCGACGCCCCTCCCAAAACCAACATCCGAGACCGTGGCGTTCTTGCGAACCTGCTTGACTTCAACAAGATGCGCGATGATTCCGCCGAGGTTGGCAATGCATTCTTCAACAAGAGCACCGAGCACAACGGCCCGTCCGACGCGATGCGTCATGTGATCTTCAACGCCAAGCTGACCACTGGCACGGGCTCGCGCTTCATCCCGTGGCTATTGGATAAGTTGCACGAGTACGGCGAGACTGCCGCTGGCCAGCCGCGTGCTGAGATGGAGATGGACTTGGCGAATGGTGAGCTAGGCCGTGAAATCGGGAAGCTAGGGCTGAGCGATGCGGAAATGGTTGACCTTGCGCAGCGTGCGGTGCAAGGCGGCAAGGCCGTGTACATGACCAAGCCACCGCAGAAGACTGACTACGCAACCGGCGGTGAGGTGGACACCGAGCCGACCGATCTTGAGCAGGCAGTGCAGGAGCAGTTCGGTCTTGAGCCCAACCTAGACCGCGCGACACTGCTCCCGTACAAGAGCAAGGACAAGGGCTGGATCGCGCCAGAGGCGCTATACCAAGCCGCCAAGTTGGTCGCCTCACCGATCACCGCATTGCACGGCAAGTACATATCACCCGAAGAGACGGTCGAGGGCGCGCTGACACTGGGCAGTCCGAGCACCGCCGCTGGGCTGGTCTCCAAGGCCGAGCCCGGCGTTGCGCGCATGTTCATCGGTCAGAATTCAAATGCATGGGATACTGGCTCACACGCGCTGGCGCTGAAGATGGAAGACGAAGGCGCAAGCCCGCGCACGATCTGGGAGCAGACCATGAACTGGCGCACGCCAGAAGGCAAGTGGGCGCAAGAGATTAGTGACAAGGGCGCCGTATACACGCCAGAGAATGCGCTCGACATTGCAAAAGAAAAGTACAAGAAAGCAACCACTGACATCAAGGCGCGAGCCAAGCAATATCAAGAAGCGCGCGACATCAACTTGATGTACAGGGGGCTGCTACAAGATGAGCCCAATCCGTTTGTGCATACGCACACTGAAGGGCCACTAGCAGGCCAGCGCATGCTGCATCCGCAAACGGGAATGCCAATGATCAAGGAAGGCATGGAAGATGCCTATACAGAATTTAACTCTGCGCTTAAAGATAAAGCGATTCAGAAGTATTCAGAATCAACTGGCAAGCCAGTCTCTGAGGATGCGCGCTGGATCTTTAGAACGACACCGCTGTGGCAGATTGAAGATGCAATGAGCACCACACCGGCAAGCATTGGTCTTGTTCGTCCGAGCAAGACGACAATCAGGGACAGCACTGTCGGCAGCACGCTTGAGCATCCTGAACTGTACAGCGCCTATCCTCGTATGGCGAACTATCCTTTTGACCTACGCGTCAAAGGACAGATGAGCGGATATGCTGCATCGTTCAATCCGTATAGTCGAAAAGTGACCTTATCGGCCGCTTCAAAAGAGCCAACAGCATCTATGCTGCACGAGCTGCAGCACGCGGTGCAGGAGCGTGAAGGATGGGAAGGCGGCGCAAGCACAAGTCAATTTTCTCACTTAAACCCAAGCATGGCCATGCAGCTTTACCTGCGTAATCTAGGCGAAGGCATGGCGCGCGCCACCGAGGCGCGTAAAGATCTGACGATGGCGCAGCGTAACGCAATCTTCCCTGCCGAATCATTCTCATTGCCGAATGTCAGCCCATCTACCACGATGGAGCAGTTTATGTGGCAGGGCATGGATCCCGCCAAGAGATCTTTGATCCTGAAGTATCTCAACAACAACATTGACGACCTGACATGGAAAGCGCGTATGACAGGCAAGGATGTGGACATCCCGCTGGCCTATGATCCAGATAAGGTCAGCTCGATTACTGATAGCCTGAAGGCTGAGATGGCCGAGCCTAAGCCTAAGTTTGCAGAAGGCGGCGAGGTAAGCCTGCCACCCGTGCCGACATTGAACGATGCGCCTACTGAGTACCGCCAGCGCAAGGACACGCTCAGTGACAAGCTGACCGACCTGAGCATTGGTCTGGGCGAAGGATTAACCAACCAGCTCAAGGGATATTCCGAATTGATTGAGCGTCCTATTGACACGGGCAAGGCCATGTACCAAGGCTTGAAGGCTGTGATCAACGATCCATCGGTCATCAAGGATGCGCTGCAGAGCATAGCCACCAAGGCAACAGAGTCCCCAGTGGGACTGGGCACGGTCATTGGTGAGAATATCAGCCCAACTGGTTTGGCCAAGCGACTGGCTGGTGTGGGCAAGCCTGTGCTGAAGGAGCTGACCGTTTATCACGGATCACCGCATACATTTGAGCCTACGCCTAACAATCCTTTGGGTGAGTTCACCGCCAATAAGATTGGAACGGGAGAGGGCGCACAATCTTATGGCCACGGAATTTATGTAGCCGAAAATCCAGATGTAGCCAAAGGCTATCAGTTTATGGAGAAAAATTGGTTCGATACGGACGAGGCAACCTACAATGGCAAGTCAATCCAGCATTGGTATGATCAGGCGCAGAAAGATCAAGACCGCGCACACCGTCTAAATAACAAAGCAATGATCAATGATGCCAATGCAAAGTTGGCATTCTGGGAAGACATCATGACGCACACTCACCCTGAAAAGGCCGTGAACACGATGCTCAGTCCAGAGTATGACTGGCCAGAGGCGGCTAAGTTTGCCAAGACCATCAAGCTGGATAAGTTCAAGGGCATACCAGAACCCGGTAATTTGTATACTGTAGATCTGCCTGACGAACACATCGCGCGTATGCTGGACTGGGATAAGCCGTTGAATGAGCAGCATCCTCATGTGCAGAATGTTATAAAAACAGGAATCTCTGCTGATGCTTTTTATAATCTTGGAATCACTAATGATTTCAAAGATGCTTATAACGGGAAAACATTAACCGGAGGGGATCTGGTTGGATTCATGGGAAATCAATTTGATAAAAGCAACGCATCCGCTGTTCTTCGAGGTGCAGGCATTCCCGGCATCAAGTATTTGGATGCAGGATCAAGAGACAAGGCAACGGGCACGCGCAACTTCGTCATGTTCCCCGGCGAAGAGCACAATCTAAAGATACTGGAACGCAAAGCCAAAGGAGGCCTCGTTGCGCAACCGTCCAGTATAGAGTATGATTCGTCAAAGGTACAGTCCATCGTGGATCAGCTACGTCAGGAAATCCATGCCTAAAGAATTTTTAGAAGACGAACAAGACGACGAGCAAGAGGCGGGGGAGACCGTTGAGCTTGAAGACGAGGACGTGTCGGTTGAAGATACTGACGACGGCGGCGCCGTCATTCGTCTTGACAATGCAGAAGACCTGAAGAAGAACACCGAGCACTTTGCCAACATTGTCGATGAGGTAGACCAATCCTCATTGCGCGTGGCCGTGAGCCAGCTGCTTGATAAGATCGACAAGGACAAAGAGGCGCGCGAGAAACGCGACAAACTGTACGAAGAAGGCCTGCGACGCACTGGCCTTGGTGACGACGCGCCCGGCGGCGCGCAGTTCACTGGCGCCAACAAGGTCGTGCACCCGATGCTGGTCGAGGCGTGCGTAGACTTCTCGGCGCGCATGATGAAGGAGATCTTCCCACCGACTGGGCCTGTGAAGTCCAAGATCGTCGGCAAGGTCGAGAAAGACAAACAGATTAAGGCTCAGCGTAAGGCTGACTTCATGAATTGGCAGACCACGGAGCAGATGACTGAATTCCGTGGCGAGCTTGAGCAACTGAGCACGCAACTGCCACTAGGTGGCGCCCAGTACCTCAAGATGATGTGGAACGCGCAATACCGCCGCCCATCAACCGAATTTATTCCTATTGATGACGTATACCTGCCATTTGCGGCTACCAATTTCTACACTGCTGAAAGAAAAACGCATGTGCAATACGTCACCAGTATGGAATACGACCGGCGGGTAGCTGCCGGAATGTACATTGATGTCGATGTCGGCATGCCTGATGAGGTAGATTTCAGTCAGGCGACCAAGGCAAACGACAAGATCGAAGGCAGAAAGGACACCGCTTACAACGAAGACGGCCTGCGCACCGTGTTTGAGGTGTACACGTACCTCGAATTTGATGAGGGCATGGCGCCATACATCATCAGCATCGATAAATCCAGCGGTAAGGCGCTAAACCTGTACCGAAACTGGGACGAAGGCGATGACATGAAGAAGGAATTGGACTGGATCGTCGAATTCCCGTTCATTCCGTGGCGCGGAGCCTACCCAATCGGCCTGACGCACATGCTTGGCGGCCTTTCTGGCGCCGCGACTGGCGCATTGCGCGCACTTTTGGACTCTGCGCACATCCAAAACATCCCGACCATGCTGAAATTGAAGGGCGGCCCGAATGGCCAGACCATCAACGTGCAGCCGACCGAGGTGATTGAGATCGAAGGCGGCGCGATGGTCGATGACGTGCGCAAAATTGCGATGCCATTGCCATTTAATCAGCCTAGTCCGGTGCTTTTCCAGCTCTTAGGCTTCTTGGTTGACGCTGGTAAGGGCGTCGTGCAGACATCCTTCGAGAAATTGTCTGATCAGAACCCAAATCAGCCCGTCGGGACGACGATGGCGCTGATTGAGCAGGGCATGGTCGTGTTTAGCTCGATCCATTCGCGCCTGCACAACTCTGTTGATCGCGTATTCAAGATTCTGCACCGAATTAACTCGGCATACTTGACCGAAGAGGACATTAAGGCGCAGGCGGGTGACTTTGAGATCAATCCTGCCGACTTTGATGGCCCAATGGACATCATCCCGGTCAGCGACCCTGCAATTTTCAGCGAGACGCAACGATTTGCGCAGATTCAGGCCATCATGCAGCGCGCTCAGGCGATGCCGCAGATGTACGACCTGCGCAAGGTCGAGGAAATGTTCCTGCGCGTAATGAAGGTACCGGATGACATTTTGGTAGAGAAGCCCGGCCAAGAGAATCGCGACCCTGTCAGTGAAAATGTTGCCGCCTCATTAGGGCAGCCGATTTATGTATTGCCGTCTCAAGATCATATGGCGCACATCAAGACGCACCTTGCCTTCTTGCAGTCGCCACTGTTTGGCCAGAACCCTGCGATTGTCAAGACGTACCTGTACCCAATGGCCAATCACTTGCGCGATCACTTGCTGAACTACTACCTGACACAGGCGCATAAGGCCGTGAAAGATGCGACTGACAAGGACTTAATCGGCGCGGATCCACAAGAGCAGACGGACGTCATCCTGCGCACGCAACAATTCCTTGAGCAGCAGATGGGCAGCTTCGCGCCGATGCTGGCACAGATCGATCAGCAGGCTCAGCAATTTGCGCCACGCCCACCGATGCCACCAGACAACACCATTCAAGTGGCTCAGATGAATGCTCAGCTGCAGCAACAATTGGCGCAGCAGCGCATGCAGGCAGATCAGGCAAAGTTGCAGCAGACCACGCAGTTCAAGCAGCTTGAGATGCAGCAGAAGTCGCAATCTGATCAGGCCAAGATGCAGCTTGAGATGGCCAAGCTTCAGCAGGGCACGCAAGCCAAGCAGATGGATGCGCAGGCATCGATCGAGGAGCAGATGCGCGCGCTACAGGCTCAGCAGCAGCTGGAGCAGTTTAGACAGATGCAAGAAAATCAACGCAACACCGAGAGCAACCAGACTCGTGCTGCGATGAATAGTGCAGACAATGACACCGCGATGCGGCTTGCGTCTGCAGAGATTCTATCTGGTGAGAAGACTGCCCTTAGCACGGGCACTGGCATTAACCCCGGCACGAGGTAATTGAGATGGCTGACAAACCAAGCACTGGCACTGTTCCGATGAACAGCGCCGCCGTTCGCCAAAAGCACCGTATGGCTGCTGGCTTGCCTGTTGATGGCAAGACACTACCTGCCGCGCCAAACAACGGCCCTAAAACACCCGCATGAATTTAGAGACCGCGTTACTCAATAAGCTGAAAAGCTTGCAGGCGCAGTACGCGGTCGATGCGTTGCGCTCACCCAGTGATAAGTCAGAATTTGACTTTGGTTATAGGGTGGGCTACTTCGCGGGAATGGAAAGAGCGATTGAATGTCTTCTATCAGTTGTAGAAGACGAAAAGTACAGCGACCCTGACTTGTAATCGGACGAATACGTCCGGTTGTGTTGATTCATTAACCACCTGCTGAAAGGAGCAGATATGAAAAACCCCGCGCTTGAAGAAGCGTTTCCCGTGTGCGACCCCGGTGTTCATCCGCTTGGCTCGCGAATCCTAGTCCAAATCAGAACGCCTGAGACCAAATCAAAAGGCGGCATCATCCTCACCGAAAGCGATAAAGACACGCAGATGTGGAACACCACAGTTGCCAAGGTTATTGCGACCGGCCCACTTGCCTTTCACAACCGCGACACATTGAAGCGTTGGCCAGAAGGCGACTGGTGCAAGCAGGGTGATTATGTTCGAGTCCCCAAGTACGGCGGTGACCGATGGGTCACGACCAACAGCAAGGGCGAGAAGGCTTACTACATCCTGATCAATGATCTGGACGTACTGGCACTTGTGACAACCGATCCGCTTGAACTAAAAGCGTTTTTCTAACCGAGGTGTATCATGGCAAGAGATGAATTACTGACAGAGTCAGATGAGAATGAGAATCACAATGAGAATGATTCTCAAGAAGAATTGGTCATTGTCGAGGACAAACCCGATGATGAAGATGATGAGGTTGTCTCTAGGCAGTCTGCCGATGACGATCAAGACAATAATGACGACGAACGTGCCGCGATTCGTGAGCGACGCCGTAAGGAAAAGCTTGAACGTAAAGAGCGCAAAGAGAAGGCCATCACCCGCGATAAGCTAGAGCTGGACTTTCTACGTAAGCGCAATGATGACCTTGAGCGTCGCGTATCTGTTCAAGAGACACGCGCCTATCAAAGCGACCTCAGCAACATTGATGCTCACTATGCGCAGGCAAACAAAGAAGTGCAGATGGCCGAGCGCGTGATTGCACAGGCAGTCGCAGCCGGTAATGGTGACGATGTCGCTCAGGCATTGCGCTATCGTGACGAGGCCATGGCCAAGGCGCATCAATTAGCTCAATACAAGCAACAAGCCTCACAACAGCCTGCGCAACAGTCTGCTGTGGATGACATGATGATGGTGCATGCTAAGGAATTCTTAGCAGACAACCCATGGTATGACATCAATGGCGGCGACGAAGACTCGGCAATTGTGATGGCAATTGACCGCACCATTGCAAAAGAAGGCCTCGACCCTCGATCTGAAGAGTACTGGGATGAGCTACGTGATCGCGTCGCCAAGCGCCTGCCGGGTAAGTTCGGCAAGCAGTCGGCACCTGCGCGCACTCCGCGCGGCGGCCCTGCTGTCGGATCGGGCAAGGAGCATGCGCCTACGTCCACTCGCAAGGAGATCTATATCTCCCCAGAGCGTAAGCAAGCCCTTGTAGATGCTGGTGTTTGGGACGATCCAGTGCTTCGCATGAAGTACGTCAAGCGGTACGCCGCTTACGATCGCGACAAACGGTAAATGCGAATCATTTGCATTACCACTCTCATTTGTGTTATAACTTGTAGCAATTGCTGAAAGGAGCAATATTATGTCAGACGAACGCTTAAAGAAATCCGCTGGCGAAGGCCGCGACAGTCGTGTGATGAAAGATCGCGCAGTGACTGAAAATCGTGCCCTTAGCGATGAAGATCGGGTTGCAATGTTCCGTCAACAGTTTTTTCAGTCCAGTTTACCGGACTTGCCTAAGATCCCCGGCTGGCACATGTGCTGGCTAACCACGACTAACCCTCGTGATTCCATCCAGACGAGAATTCGTCTGGGCTACGAGCCTGTAAAGCCGGAAGATGTCCCCGGCTGGGAATACGCCACACTCAAGACGGGTGACTGGGCAGGCTTCATTGGGGTGAACGAGATGCTTGCGTTTAAGTTGCCGATCTCATTGTACGAAATGTACATGAAGGAAGCACATCACGATGCGCCGCTGCGCGAGGAAGAGAAGCTGACCGATACGGCTGAATTCCTTGAGGAGCAGGCAAAGGCATCTAAATCGCGGCTGACAATGGGTGATGGGCACGCCGAAATTGGACAGCAACGGAAAGCTCAGTTTGATCTTTCCTGATTTAACCCATTAACCATTAGGAGCTACTATGGCCTCTGTTAGCGCACCTTTTGGCTTTCGTCCTTCTTTCCACAACAGTGGACAGATTCGGCCGAAGGCCTATGTGATCGCTTCGGGATACGCCACAAGCGTATTCTCTGGCGACCCCGTGAAACTCACCGTCAACGGCGTTGTGCAACTTGGCACTAGCGATGGCACCCGTTCGGGTACTGCTGCTGGCGTTCAATTGCTTGGCGTGTTCCAAGGCGTTGAGTACCGTGATTCAACCGGCAAACCAACCATTTCCCCATTCTGGACTGGCAGCACGTCTGTCTATAACAGCGATGGTGCAACGGCTTGGGTGTTGGACGATCCTGAAGCAATCTATGATGTTCAGTACACAAATCCGGGCACTGTCGGTACCACCAGCATGCAAGTTGCTGTTGGCCAGCAATGTGACTGGGTTGTTGCAAGTCCCGGCGGCTCTACGGCCACTGGTATTTCCAGCACTCAACTGAGCGCCATTCAATCCGGTACTGGCCAGTTCCAGATCACTGGGTTCCAAGGCAACATCAACGATTCCCTGACAGATGCTTACGCTATTGTGACCGTTCGCTTGAACGAAGCTCAATACAAGTACCCTGTTGCGGCTCCAGTCTAACTAGAGGAGGCTAACTTAAATGGCTACCCCAATGCGTAGTACTGACTTTCGGTCAGTAGTTGAGCCCATCCTGAACGAAGTGTTCGATGGCGTTTATGATCAGCGTGCTGATGAATGGAAGATGGTCTTCAAAGAACAGAAGGGCATCCCACGTAATTACCACGAAGAGCCTGTGCTGTACGGGTTCGGTGCTGCCCCTGAGCTACCGGACGGCATGGCAGTAAGCTACCAGTCTGGTGGCGTGCTGTTCCTGCAACGCTACCTCTACAAGGTCTATGGCTTGGCATTTGCCTTGACCAAAGTACTTGTGGAAGACGGCGACCATATCCGCATCGGCCAGACCTATGCCAAGCACTTGGCACAGTCTCTGATCGAAACGAAAGAAACTCTGTCAGCTAACGTCCTGAACCGTGCCTTCAACGGCGCGTATCTTGGCGGTGACGGCGTTTCCTTGATCGCAACCAACCACCCGATCGTTAGCGGCACGTTCAGCAATCAGCTGACCACTGCAGCTAACCTGTCCCAGACTTCTCTGGAGCAGATGCTGGTTCAAATCCGCAACGCTGTTGACAACAACGGTAAGCGTATCCGCTTGAACCCAATGCAGATCGTTGCTGGCCCATCAAACGTGTTCCAAGCCGAAGTTCTGTTAAAGAGCGTTCTGCGTACGGGCACTGCTGATAACGACATCAACCCAATCAAATCGATGGGTCTGTTGGCGAAGGGTCAGGCCAATCTGAGCCGTATCACGAGCACCACCGCATGGTGGGTGCAGACGGATGCGCCAGAAGGCTTGAAGTTGCTCATGCGTCGTGGCCTCGAAAAGTCAATGGAAGGCGACTTCGAGACTGACAGCATGCGCTACAAAGCGACCGAGCGTTACACTGTTGGCTGGACTGACCCACGGGGTCTTTTTGGAACGGCAGGGGTTTGACCGACCCGCGTTTGATTGACAGGATGCGTCCAAGTAGGTATATTGAGGAGACTTAATATGCCTATGAGGATCTCATGCCAATCAAATGTTATGTTGTAAATTGCACGGCCCCTGTAATTGCGCAGGGGCTGTGTTCTACTCACTACAAGCGCAAGCAGCGCCATAATTCAACAGAACAAACCCGCCCAGCAGACTGGGGGCAACGGGAAAAGCATCCTGCATATAAAACATGGTGCGGGCTAATTAGATACCATAAAAATAATATGGATCCTCGTTGGCAAGAGGATTTTTGGGCATTTGCATCCGATATTCCTGAAAAAATAAATCGCGCACGAGGTTTTAGGATTAATGCTTTACTTCCGTGGAATAAAGATAATTTTTATTGGAAAGAAACAAGGGTATCAACAGAAGGGGCAAAGCAATATCAACGCAATTTAAGAAAAGCAAATCCAAAATACGGGAAAAACACTTTCTTAAAAAAACACTACGGCGTAGATCTTGACTGGTTTAACGCAAAATTTGCCGAACAGGGTGGTGTTTGTGCGATCTGTAAGAAGCCAGAGACGGCCGTAATACGAGGGGTTGCGATCTCACTATCGGTAGATCATTGTCATACCACTGGGAAGGCGCGCGGGTTACTGTGTAGGTCTTGCAACAATGCTCTTGGCATGTTATATCACGATCGTGCTATACTTGCTGCCGCGATACTCTATTTGGAGCAATCGTAATAATTTTCTGGGTTTTTTTGGTGTGCCTGACAGTCCCAGCTGACGCTATGCAGACAGTCACGCCTTTAATCGCATAGGAGATTTTCATGGCCTCTACTACTTTTACCGGCCCCGTTACCTCATTGAATGGTTTCGTTGGCCAAATGTTCATGGACAACCAAGCCTTATCTGGCGCTGGCGCTGTCAACCTGACCGATGCATTAACCTCATTGACCACGACTGGTGCCTCACAGGCTCTGACGTTGGCTGATGGTACGGTTGGTCAGTGTAAGAGCATTGTGCACGTTGTCGATGGCGGCAGCGCGATCCTTACCCCAACCACCAAGATTGGCTTCAGCACGATCACTTTCACCAATGTTGGCGACTCTGTATCTCTTGTCTACACCTCTGTTGGTTGGGCAGTTGTTGGCTCTAAGGGCGTAACGATTGCTTAATTTTAGTGAGGGCTTCGGCCCTCATTTTTACGGGAGATAGAGATGGCAATTGCTACACAGACACTTCTTGATGGTGAACGCTTAGCGATCCTGAAGTTCACGAATGACAGCGGCACTTCTGAAACAGCGGCGCTGAAGGTTGATGTATCGACACTGGCACGCAGCGCGGCAGGCTTTGCCTGTAATGGCGTCGTGATCAATAAAATTTGGTCTGTTTCTCATGGGATGGAAGTACAAATTTTATGGGACGCGACCACTGACGTCTTTGCGTGGGGCATTCCTCAGAACAGCAACTACCTGATGGACTTTTCTAGCTTCGGCGGTTTGCCCAACAATGCAAACAGCGGCAAGACAGGAAATGTTTTATTCACTACCTTGGACGCAAGTCCCGGCGATTTTTACGCCATCACGATTGAGTTCATCAAGACCTACGCGACAGTATAAGGAACAGTCATGAAAGGCCCTAAATACGTCAAAGACTTTGACTTTAACGAAAAACCCTGCAACTACAGCTACGGCGGCGATGTAAAGATGGCCAGCGGTGGCTATTACGCAAAGGGCGGAAAAGTCTCCAAGATGGTCAAAAAAGAAAGTGTCGCCACGCCGACAATGCGCAAAGAAGAATCAGTGCGCAGAGTCTCTGTGAAGGCGCCTGCTCGTAAGAGCGTTCCAGTGGCACCATCGCAGCCTATCCTATCTCGTCTCGCAGCAGCGGCAGCGCCAGAGGCTCCTATGGGACTAAAGAAAGGTGGCATGGCTAAGGTTGGCAAGGTGATGGGCGAGTTTAAGGCAGGCGAGCTGCACTCTGGCAGCAAGAAAGGGCCTGCAGTGACCAGTCGCAAACAGGCCGTGGCGATTGCGCTCTCTGAGGCGCGTAAGGGCAAGAAGGGCTAACTTGCCCTTCTTTTAGCATTAGAATATACTTGGGCAAGAGGGCGCTGTACCAGCGGCTATTCTGACTCAATCGTGAGGTAGTATGGCTTTTTCTGGCAATATCAGCGGCACCACATTCAATGCGCTGAAGGTCGTTGATCACGCCTTCCGTCGCTGCCGCATGGCTGCCCAACAGATCACGTCCGAGATGCAGACCTATGCGCTCGAATCGTTATATCTCATGCTCTCCGAGATGGCCAACATCAAGACACCAAGCTGGTGTATTGAGCGCGTCATTCTTCCCCTGTACCAGAATCAGCCAATTGTCCCGCTGCCCGTGGGGACGGTTGATGTGCTGAACCTGAACTATCTTGTGCTTCAGCAGCTGGATGGCATTGAGACCACGGTCACCTCAACATCATACAAGGTTGAGTTTGACGATACGACTGTTGTGAACACTGTTGGGATCAAGTGGGCGGATGATGCTGTGTCCGTGACCTTTGAGGTCAGTAATGATGACTTGACATGGCACACGGTGGGCGGTAGCTCTGCCGTCGCGGCCGCTGGCGAGATCACATGGACAGACATTAACGCGGCCTTGGCGTACAGCTATTTCCGCATCACCAGCACCGAGCCATTTTTATATTCTGTGGTGACGCTGGGCAACATGCCGCAAGAGATTCCTCTTGGCACATTGAACCGCGACACGTACGTGCAGCAGTCAAACAAAGTCTTCCCAAGTCGCCCAAACAGCTACTGGTTCCAGCGCGACATCCCAATTCCTGTGCTGCACATCTGGCCTGCGCCCTTCCCTGCCGCTGAGCAGGCGCAGTTGATCTTATGGCGCCATCGTCAAATAATGGATACGGAAAATTTACAGCAGGAAGTTGAGATTCCGCAGAGATGGATTGAGGCCATCGTCAATGGTTTGGCCGCTCGTATGGCAGCAGAGACTCCACAGGTTGACGCTAATTTGATACCTGTCTTAGAGCAGCGAGCCGCAATGTCCATGCAACGCGCATGGGATGGGGATAATGACGGCTCTCCGACGTACATTAACCCCGGCATTGGGTGCTATACAAAATGAGCGGCCGCTTTCTTGACCCAACTGGCCAGCCTACATTTGGCATTGGCATTTGTGCAAGATGCTCTCGCAAGATGCCACTGGCATCATTGCACTCAGATCCGAATTACCCAAACCTTATGGTCTGTGATGAAGACACCGACCAGTATGATCCTTATCGCTTGGCGCCACGCCGCCCTGATCAAATTGTGCTACCATTTACACGTCCTGATGTTCCGCTTACCACCAATCCTAGCGGCCTGATTCCACAAGACGGGACGCAATTTGTGATCTCGGAAGATGGGCAACGCTTCATATTCTTGATTGATTAAAATATGGCACAAGTACCATCAAATTTAATTCCTACTCGCATCACTCAGCTGCAGTATGCGCCTACCGCATCTGAAGATAGCCTGCTGCTGATTGTCTATAACGGGTCATCGTACAAGATCCGCGCAGGAGACTTGCTCGCCGTCGCTGGTGTGCCTACCAGCCGTCAGGTGCTTGCAGGCACGGGACTGACTGGTGGCGGTGCACTAACTAGCAATGTCACGCTCAGCATCGCGAACGGTGGCGTTGGCCCGACCCAATTGTCAATCACTGGCGTATCTGCGGGTGCATACGGCAGCGCAACGGCGATCCCTGTGCTGACGATTGATGCGAACGGACGTGTCACGGCCGCGACCACGATCGCGCCGGTGATCTCGAATGTCGCAGGCGGCGCCGCGAACCGCATCCTGTACCAAACATCCGCTGATAACACGGGCTTTATCTCCGCGCCGACTTTGGCAAATACCGTGCTGCAATGGAATGGCACAGGGTTTATCTGGTCTCCAGCGGCCGCTGGCAACGTCGCCTCGGTCACTGCCAGCCTGCCTATTAGCTCATCTGGTGGGACTACGCCTAATATCAGTATCAGTCAAGCCACTGCTACGACCAATGGATACCTGAGCAGCTCAGACTGGAGCACGTTCAATAACAAGCAAGAAGGCTTGACGCTGACCACTGTCGGAACATCTGGCCCTGCGACTTTAGTTGGCGGCATCTTAAATGTCCCCAATTATAACCCGGGCTCTGCGGTCGTTACCGCAGTGACGGCTACATCGCCTATCGTGTCAACTGGTGGCTCAACGCCTAATATCAGCCTGCCAGCGGCTGACGGGCTAACTGATGGATATTTAGCAAGCACTGATTGGACTACCTTCAACAATAAGGTTACGTCTGTTAGCGGCACCAGTGGGCGAATCACAAGTACAGGTGGCACAACACCGGCACTGGATCTTACCAGTGGAATTGTTTCCGCTGGCACAACTGGCTCAAGCAGCGTCATCCCTGTGGTGACGGTAGATACCTATGGCCGTGTGACAAGCATCACCACAGCCGCCAACCCACAAGGCACGGTGACATCTATCAATGGCACTGGCTCAGTGAATGGCATTACCTTGACAGGGACAGTGACTAGCACAGGCAATTTGACGCTTGGCGGCACATTGTCAAATGTCAGCCTTGCCACACAAGTCACAGGCAATCTTCCGGTCACTAATCTCAATAATGGACTTAGCGCCTCTGCTACTACTTTTTGGCGCGGAGATGGTACGTGGGCAACGCCTATTGATACAGGCATTACAAGCATCTCAATTGCGTCAAGCAATGGTCTAGCAGGGACATCTAGTGGTGGTACAACACCTATATTAACACTGTCTACAACCGTTACTGGTTTGCTAAAAGGGAATGGCACATCCATTAGTGCCGCAACTTCTGGTACAGATTACGCCCCTGCTACATCTGGTACTTCTATTCTTTATGGTAATGGTACTGGCGGGTTTAGTAATGTAACTATTGGTAGCGGCGTCAGTTTTGTTGGGGGGACATTATCTGCTACTGGTTCTGGTGGTACGGTTACTTCAGTTACTGGTACAAGTCCTATTGTTTCTTCTGGGGGTACTACTCCAGCAATTAGTATTCCAGCAGCAACCTCTACTGTAAGCGGTTATCTGACAAGCACTGACTGGACTACATTTAACAATAAAGGGTCAGGATCAGTAACCTCCGTAGCTGCTCTAACTCTTGGTACAACAGGTACAGATTTAAGCTCTACTGTTGCCAATGGGACGACTACTCCAGTAATTACTTTGAATGTCCCAACTGCCTCGGCAACAAATCGAGGAGCATTAAGCTCCACTGACTGGACTATATTTAACAATAAAGTTACATCTGTTAGCGGTACTGCTGGTCGTATTACAAGCACTGGGGGTAATACCCCAGTTATTGATCTTGCAAGCGGCGTCGCTACTGCGGGTACAACAGGTTCTAGTACACTGATCCCAGTAGTTACAATTGATACTTACGGGCGCGTAACAAGTATTACCACTGCTTCCAATCCGCAGGGTACGGTTACTTCTGTCGCTACATCTGGTAGTGTTAATGGGATTACGTTAACCGGTGGAACAATTACTAGTTCCGGCACAATTACTCTTGGTGGTACTTTATCCGGCGTTAGCCTGACGACTCAGGTTACTGGGACTTTGCCTGTTGGTAACGGCGGTACTGGAGCTATAACGCTCACTGGGTACGTACAGGGTAGCGGTACATCTGCGTTTACAGCTTCAAGCACGATCCCCAACACTGACATCACCGGTTTGGGTACGATGTCTACTCAGAACGCATCTAGTGTTGCAATCACTGGTGGATCAATCAATGGCACGACCATTGGTGCTGGTACGGCTGCAGCGGGTACATTTACTAATATTACATTAACTACTGGTACGATCAGTACGACGCCAACCTCTGGCACTGATATTGTCAACAAGTCGTACGCGGATTCGATTTCTTCTGGTGTGAATTATCACCCTTCAGTTCAATATGCTTCTGCCGCTACCCTGACCAGCACTAGCGGTGCGTATACTTATAGCAATGGCACTGGCGGTGTCGGTGCTACGATTACCGGGCCTGTTAATACTGCGCTAATTATTGATGGTCACACAATGGTTGCTGGCGATGTCACTGCCGGTACCCGCGTATTGATCAAGGACGAAACTGGCGCATATGTCAACACGACCACGCCAAGTGCAGCATTTAACGGTGCGTATGTTGTCACTCAGGTCGCCACGGTATCTGTTGGTTGGGTTTTAACTCGCGCTACCGACTATGACACTAGCGGCTCTGGCACAAATGAAATCGATCAGGGCGATTTCTTCTATGTTGTCTACGGCACTGCCAATACCAATACGTCTTGGATTCAGCAGACTGCTCTGCCTATTACGGTTGGCACTACGCAACTTTCATTTGTGCAGTTTGGTGCTGCTACGTTCTACACGGCGGGTACAGGACTGACACTTTCTGGCTCTAACCAGTTCAGCATCACCAACACTGGTGTAACGGCAAATACCTACGGAAGTGCATCCAATGTGCCTGTGCTGACGGTTAATGCACAGGGTCAGCTAACCAGCGTGACAAACACGCCGATTGCGATCAATGTCTCTGCCGTTACTGGCGCTGTCACGGGTGTTACAGCTACGGCCCCAGTTGTATCAAGCGGCGGTACAGCTCCTGTTATTAGTATGGCAGCCGCCAGCGGGTCAACAAATGGTTACCTGACATCAACCGACTGGACTACGTTTAATAATAAAGGCACGGGCACAGTTACGGCAGTTTCTATTGTTTCTGCTAATGGTTTTGCGGGTACTTCAAGCGGTGGGGCTACTCCTGCACTAACTTTAACTACATCTGTTACCGGTCTACTGAAGGGTAATGGCACTGCAATTAGCGCGGCTACATCGGGTACAGACTATGCACCAGCCACAAGCGGCAGTAGTATCCTTTACGGCAACAGTTCTGGTGGCTTTAGCAACGTCACCATCGGCAGTGGTGTAAGTTTCGTTGGCGGTACGTTATCTGCTACGGGTTCTGGCGGTACGGTGACGTCGGTCACTGCAACGTCGCCTGTTGCATCTACTGGGGGTACAACCCCTGTTATTAGTATGCCAGCCGCTACATCTACTGTTAGTGGGTATCTAACTTCAACGGATTGGAATACATTTAATAGCAAAGGTACAGTTACTTCAGTTACTGGTACGAGTCCTATTGTTTCTTCTGGGGGTAATACCCCAGCAATTAGTATTCCAGCAGCAACTTCATTAGCTGGTGGTTATTTGACTTCAACGGATTGGAGTACTTTTAATAGTAAAGTTACTTCGGTTACTGCGACATCTCCTGTTGCCTCCACGGGCGGCACAACTCCAGTGATCAGCATGCCAGCCGCGTCGTCTGCTGTTAGCGGGTATCTGACTTCAACAGACTGGAACACATTTAACAGCAAGGGATCAGGCACGGTGACATCTGTTACCGCAACAAGTCCCGTTGCATCAAGTGGTGGCACGACGCCTGCAATCAGCCTGTCCAGCGGTTATGGCGATACACAAAACCCGTATGCAAGCAAGAGTGCAAACTACTTTTTAGCCGCACCGAATGGTGTCGCTGGAGTGCCTACATTCCGTTCGATTGTTGCTGCCGACATTCCAACACTTAATCAAAATACAACCGGCACAGCATCAAATGTAACCGGTACGGTCGCTATCGCCAATGGTGGCACAGGTGCAACTACTGCAGCCGCTGCACTGACAAGTCTTGGCGCATATCCTGCCTCAAATCCGAATGGGTATACCAGCAATACGGGCACGGTGACATCTGTAGCCGCATTAACCCTTGGCACGGCTGGTTCGGATTTAAGTTCTACTGTTGCGAACGGAACAACAACACCAGTCATTACATTAAATGTACCTACTGCATCCGCAACAAATCGCGGCGCGTTAAGTGCTGCTGACTGGACTACCTTTAACAATAAAGGCTCTGGCAATATCTCAGGCTCCGGTACGACCAATTACGTCCCTAAATTTACCAGCTCTACGGCGATTGGTAACAGCTTAATTCAAGACAATGGCGTTGCTAATGTTGGTATCAATTTAGCCCCAGATTATGGTGCTGCGTTACAGGTTGGTCAGGGCGGTGGGTATTACGGAATTGCGGTCTATGATTCTACAGGACTAGCATCGACCAATGGTTTTACTGCTCTAACTCATTACTCAAGCGGAGCATTTCTTTCTACTTATTTTGATACAAGTATCGGTGCAGATACTTTAAGGTTTGGTACGGATGGTACTGAACGTATGCGCATCGACCACTACGGCAACGTGGGGATTGGGACGAGTAGTCCTACTGCCAAACTTACCATTACAGATGCAACATCCAGTATCCTTATTGACGGCGGTTCTATTTCAACACCTCGCTCTGATGGTTTGTATATTCAAGCATCGGCGGCTGCTCCAATTAAGTTATATACAAACGGTTCAGAACGCCTACGCATCGACTCCTCCGGCAACGTGGGGATTGGGACGAGTAATCCGAGCTATAAGCTACATATAAGTGGTACGGGGTATGCAAGTTCAGATTTCCGTGCGCCGATTTTCTATGATTCAGACAACACCGCCTATTACGCTAATCCTGCCAGTACTTCTAATTTTTATGCCCTAAATGTAAGTCAATCTATCGGTGGTTATGTCAACGGAGCAAGTTTTGCTAATGATAGCGAAGCCCAAGCAGACATCCGTAACCGAGTAACAAGCGGTTTTTACGAATATAGTGCAGCAACTACAGCACTAGGCTGGCCTGTTAATTCAGGAAGCTGGCAGCATCTATTAGCGTGTACTCACTCTAATGACTCAAATTACTACTCTATGCAGTTTGCTGCAACTTTCTTTGACCAAGGGCTATTTTATAGATCTACTGCCGGTAGCGGTACTACTGGATGGTCAAGAGTTGCATTATATGGAAATAACTATGGCAGCAGTTTATATGCAACGATTTATTATGATTCTGACAACACTGGGTATTACGTAGACCCAGCAAGCACATCCAATGTCAATGCGATGCTATCTTACTCTTATCAGGGTAATGGTAATGTTGGCGGTACAGGCAGCGCTTCGTGGCATCCAAGTGGTATTTACTCGGCTGGTACCAACTGGCTATATGGAACTAAATACTTCGGTAACGGAGGTTTATATGATGGAGCGGATGCTCGATTTACAATTATCTACGATACTAACGATACCGCCTATTATTTAGATCCTGCCAGCACCGGTATCTCTCTTTCTAGCAATGGTATTGTTTCGTCAGGAGTAGGAACAAACGGCGGGTTTCAGAATAGAGTATTTACATCTGGAAGAAATCGTATTTGGAGTTTTGGTAATGCAGACGCTTATGGCATCAGCTATTTCCAAGGTGGGCCCGATTATATTGGATTGCATTTTGGAACCGCAACCCAAGCTGCTTCTCAGTTCTGGGTGAGTGATTCAGGAATTTCGCAAACCAGCGGATCGTCTCGTGCACCAGTATTCTATGATTCTGACAACACTGGATATTACTTAAACCCAAATGGTGGATCAAATTTAGATAGTGTAGTAACAAACGAAGTCTATACCAATGGATGGTTCCGCAATAATTCAGCCAATTGTGGGTTATATAGTCAAGTACACTTGAACCACTGGTACGCTTCTACTTCTGGATATTGGAATCTTGCCGGAACTAATAATAATTATTGTGGAATAGTATTTAGAACTGATGGGCATCAAACAACACCTCGTGGATTTGTTTACGCAGATAACGGTAACAATATAGGGTTCTTAAATCAAGATGCTAGTTGGAGACTTCGAGTTACTGGGGGAGATTATACTGAGGTCAATGGCTCCTCGATTCGCGCTCCTATTTATTATGACATTGACAACACTGGATATTACATAGACCCAAATAATTCTTCTAACATAAATACCATTTATGCTGATAACTGGTTTAGATCATCTGGTAGTACGGGCTGGTATAATTCCAGTTATAGCGGTGGTATCTATATGCAAGATACTACGTGGGTGCGTGTTTATAATAGCAAAGCATTCTACGTTGATAACCAGATCGCGGCGACGGGCAATATCACTGCGTACTACTCAGACGAACGCCTAAAGACTAAAACTAGCAAGATTGAAAATCCGCTAGAAAAGATCAGCAAGCTAGAGGGTTTCCATTACGTCGAAAATGAACTAGCCAAGTCACTGGGGTACACTAATGACCGGCAGCAGGTGGGTCTATCTGCCCAGCAGGTACAGAGCGTTCTGCCAGAGGCGGTATCCCTTGCACCAGTTGATATGCACACTGATAAGTTTTCTGGCAAAATAACGTCTAAATCTGGCGAGAACTATTTGACTGTTGACTACTCTCGGTTAGTCCCGCTACTTGTCGAGGCGATCAAAGCGCAGCAGGCTCAGATCGATGAACTAAAACAGCTAGTTGGAAAACTGTCCAGCTAAATACGAGGAAATTGAAATGGCACTTACATATACGTGGCAATTAAAGAATCTGAAAAAGACGAGCATCGGTGACTACAAAGACCTCGTCATCGGCACTCAATGGGACTGCACCGGCACCGACGAAAACGGGGACACCGGCACGTTCAACGGCGCGACCCCATTTAAGGCCGAAGACGTGATCGTCGGCGATTTTATCCCATTTAGCGATTTAACTCAGGACATCGTGCTTGGATGGGTGCAAAATGCCGTGAGCACTCAGCCGGGCTACCAGCAGCACATTGACGAACAGATCATGAAGCAGATTGAGGTGAAAAAGTACCCAGTCGATGACGTCAATGCAGATGTATTGCCGGTGAATCTGGCCTAGTTTTTACAACCCGCCGAGTAATCGGCATTTAATTTGGAGATTACAATGGCTAAAGACACAAACAATGCCATCATGATTGACGACGTTGAGTACAATTTCGATGAACTTAGCGACAAGGCTAAGGCATTGGTTCAGCACGTATCTGACCTTGACCGCAAGGTATCAACCGCTCGCTTTAATGTCGATCAGCTGCAAGTGGGCCGTGACGCCTTCTACGCGATGCTGAAAGCAGAATTAGAGCCCAAGCCTGCAGAGCAGACGGAGTAGTCATGATTGAGGAAATGATCAAGCGTTCTTTTGAGATCCGTAACTCGGCTCACGTTCAGCACTGGAAGACCAAATCCTACTCTGAGCATAAGACGCTTGGTCATTTCTATGAGGATGTGATTGATACGATCGATAAATTCGTCGAATCGTATCAAGGCGGCGTTGAGTTGATCAAAGACGTCGAAGGCGTCGATCCGGCCACGATCAAGATGATCGAAGAGGAGATGCTATGGATTGCCAAGAACCGCGCGGAGCTGAGCAAAGGAGCCCCTGCACTTGAGAACATTTTAGACGATCTGGTCGGCATGTACGCCAGAACACTGTACAGACTTGAGAACTTGAGGTAGCCATTATGGCCCAGTCAGGATACACCCCCATTCAGCTCTATCGCAGCGCGACGGCCTCGGCCGCGCCTGTCTCCGGTAACCTCACGGCTGGCGAAATTGCGCTGAATTACAACACCGCCGACATGGCGCTGTACGCCAAGAATTCCGGCGGATCTGTCATCCGCATCATGAACAACCCATCGGGGCTCAAGTACCCGACAGTGGATGGTACCAGCGGGCAAGTGCTCAAAACAGATGGCGCCGGTAATCTGTCATGGGTGAGTGTGACGAGCGGTACAGTTACTGGCTCAGGTACAACCAATTACGTTCCTAAATTCACCGGATCGACCGCGCTTGGGGATAGCTTAATTTCTGACAATGGTACGAATGTCAATATTGGTACGACGACTTCTAATGGTTTAACGGTTACAGGTAACATCACTGCATATTATTCTGATGACCGCCTCAAAACTCGCAAAGGTAATATTGAAAATGCACTGGGTAAAGTCCTATCTCTGGACGGGTTTCATTACGAAGCCAACGAAGTTGCTCAAGCATTTGGGTATGAGGTGAAACCTGAAGTCGGTTTGTCTGCTCAACAAGTGCAAGCCGTGTTGCCTGAAGTGGTTGTTCCCGCCCCAATTGACGAACAGTATCTGACCGTTCATTATGACCGTCTGATACCGTTACTGGTAGAGGCGATTAAGGAACTAAACGCTAAACTGGATCAAAAGTGCGAGTGCTGTAAATGACACTGAACTCATCCGGCCCGATTAGTCTTGGTGGCTCGACTGCAGGGCAGTCTATTGCATTAGAACTTGGGTTATCTAGCACTGCCACCATCACATTAAATGACGCCGCAGTGCGCAGTCTGGCTGGTGTGCCAAGTGGTGCGATTGTGATGCCTAATGACTTTTGGGGTAAATCATCTGCTACGTATTACTTCACAGTTATTTATGCAAATGCTGGAGCTGGGCATCCTGTATCTACAGGGGCATTCTCTGTAAACTCCGATAAATCTGTAACCGTATACGGGCGGGTTGATAATACATATTTATTACAAGTTAAGCTTAATTCATCAGGGACAGCGACTGATTATAAAAAAGGTAGTTTAACTGCCGGTTCAAATCCTGCTCAAGCTGGGGTTAAGGATTCTTCAAATAATATATATTTCCCAACCAGTCCTTACCTGTACAAATTTGATTCTACAGGTGCTTTACAATTGATTTATACAAGTACTACTGGTACTCAGAGTTTTACGATAGATAATTCTGGATATATTTGGGGGATAGGTAACTCTGGTACTAATGGGTCTACTTTAACAAAATATAATTCATCATTTGTAGTATCCGCATCATATCTAGTAATTTCAGGCACCTATACTGTTTCAACTTTGCCAAAACTTGCTAGAAACTATAGCAGCGCAGTTGGTCTTGTTTATACTGTAAATGGATATGCACCTTGTTGCTGTTACTGGTCACCTTATATAGAGGCCAAACCTAGCGGTGCAGGTGCAGTCGGATGGGCTGTTACTGGTAGTAATTCTGGGGAAGCAACGGGAGTTAATACAGATTCTTCAGGTAATGTATATTGGTTTGATGGGGCTGGATATTTAACTAAGTTTAATTCTTCTGGTATAGAGCAGTGGTCAACGTACATCTCCGGATTTCCAGTTGACTATGCCAATGGGCCGCGCATAGAGATTGACTCGTCTAGTAATGTGTACTTGGTATCAGAAATTAACTGCGTTATCGTAAAATTTAATTCTTCCGGTGTAACTCAATGGACGAGAAAGCTAAACAATACGACTACGGGGGGGTATATTTATGTGTACGATGCACAAATCAGCCCTAACGACCCTAATGCTTTGTATATCACAGGGCTTGATTCAAGTACTCCTAGTGAACAGGGGTTTGTGTTTAAGATTCCTACAGATGGCTCATTGATGCAAACCTTTACGATACACGGTAATTCTTATAGTTATGTTAATCCGGGGTTAGCCACTTATTCATCTTCGGGGTATACTTCATATGCTGATGGTGGTCTACCTACTACTTCTGTTATAAGTACAGCAACCTCTGAGACCATATCAACAACCACTGCTTATTCTAGCGCGGTGAAAGTATTATGAGCTATCTAAAATTGGCTACGATGGAATATCCACGTTATGAGGGAGATATTCGGCTTGAGTATCCTGAGATCACTGAGGATCAGACTGGGGATACATTCCCTGTGCCAGACACTTACGTCAAAGTACAAGATACTACACCCCCACAGTTTGATAAGAATACACAATTCCTAGCAGTGACTACGCCAGTTGAAGTTGACGGAGTGTGGCAGCAGGTATGGGCTGTGAATGAATTGCCACCTGAAGAAATAGCCAGACGTAAAAAGTTTCGTGACGAGATGATGGCTAAGTCTGGCAGACCCAGTACTGACCTGAACGGAAGTGCGCCCGATGTTATTGCGTAAGCCCTTAGACGACTGCGGCGATATTCGCGGTACGATCTATGACTTTGAGAAGTCAGGTGACACTCTGCCAAAGCATAACCACGATGAGAATAGTGTGCATATCACCATTGTGGCGCGGGGTCGGTTTAAGGTCTATTCCCACGACTGGGAGATGGAGGCGACGACTGGGCAAGTGCTAAACTTCCAGCCTAACCATCCGCACGAGTTTATGGCACTAGAAGATAATTCTCGTATTGTAAACATACTTAAAAAGCATGGCGGGGTCGTTAATGACTCTACTCCTTACATTGATGCAGAAGAGCGATGAGTGATGGAAGTGCAAATTAGTTTTGTCAACACAATAGCAATGATCATAGCCGGTTTGTTTGGCTGGGTTGGCCGTACCTTATGGACGGCCACTGCCGAGCTTAAGGACGATATTGCCAAGCTCAAAGAAGACATGCCAAAGACATACGTGCTCAAAGACGACTACCGTGATGACATTAAAGAGATCAAAGAAATGCTGAAAGGAATCCAGCAAGATCTCAAAAACAAAGAAGACAAGATCATCCGATGACTATCAAACTTACCGACCATTTCACGCTTGAAGACCTGACGTTCACTGATCACCGTCAGTTTGACAATACGCCCAATGAGAAAGAGATTGCTAACCTAATCAGGCTGGCTCGCTTTCTTGAGCGGGTCAGGGTCGTGCTGGGCAACAGACCCATCATGATCAACTCGGCATTTCGCTCAAAGAAGGTCAATGACGCTGTCGGATCGTCTGACAAGTCGCAACATCGATTAGGATGCGCGGCAGACATCAGGGTTGTGGGCATGACCCCTGACGAAGTGGTTAAGGCCATTAAGGCCTCGAACTTAGGCTATGATCAGCTGATACGAGAATTCAACAGATGGACTCACATCAGTGTGCCAAATGTTGCTGAGGCGGCACCTAGAAAGCAGGTGCTTATTATCGATAATAATGGCCCACGGCCATATGCGTAGGAGATTGATATGAACTCTTTAGTTGGTGCTTTGAAATCCAAGACGGTCTGGGCCGGTGTTGCTACCGCCGTCGCCGGTCAACTGTTCCCTGTAGTGGATGGTTGGGTGGCCACCAATCCAAGCAAGGCCTCTGCGGTCGTTGGAATGCTGATGATCGTGTTGCGCACGGTCACCACAACCAGCCTGTCTGACAAGTAACACGACCAGATCCCGCCTTGGAGACAGGGCGGGACTTTGGAGGGGTTATGCCCAAAAAAGACCCGGTTCAGCAGCTATATGACAATACGTGGTACAAGATTGACGACATGTACACGCATGAATGCTGCGACTGCAGCCTCGTCCACACCGTCAAGTACAAGATGGTTCGTGGGAATATCATGATGCAGTGGAACGTCAATACCCGCGAGACCAAGGCCGCTCGCAAGTTGCGGGCAAATGTCAAGTAGCATATACTCAAGACTGCGCGTGCTGTACCAGCTGCCAATCTGGCCATTGGAGCGATTATGAGCTATGTGATGACATACGATAGCTTGCTGGTAGACCTACGGCGTTACCTAGAGCGCGGATTTACCCAAGAAAGCGATCAGATCGTCTACGACCAGCTGCCAAGGCTGGTTACGTTAGGCGAGCGTCGTATTGCGCGCGAGCTAAAGATCACCGCGTTTATTCGCGCCGTGACCACCCCGCTGCAGGCTGGGGTCTCTGTCTATGCCAAGCCAGACCGCTGGCGCGACACGGTCTCAATGATCACCAACGGCAGGCCGTTGTTTGTCCGTTCGTATGAGTACATCCGCAACTACTGGCCAGATCCTGAAGAAGTATCCACGCCTGAATTCTACGCCGACTACGACTTCCAGCACTGGCTGATCGGCCCGACGCCTGATACAGACAGCACGATTGAGATTCTGTACTACGAGCAGCCACGTCTGCTGGCGCCTGACTTCCAGACCAATTGGGGGACAGAGTACGCGCCAGACCTCTTGCTATACGCCGCCCTACTTGAAGCGACGCCATTCTTGAAGAATGACGAGCGCATTCAGACATGGCAGGGCATGTACGACCGCGCCGCGCAGGCCGTGAATGGTGAAGACCTGAAGCGCATCCTAGACCGCGCATCGAACCGGAGTGAAGACTAATGCCGATCTATCAAGACGTCTTTGGTGGCGCGACCATCTACCCAAGTGAGATCAGCTACAGCGAGCTGACGCTGACCGAGTCGGTGGTCTTGAGCTGGCCACAGGAAACGTCAGCCAATGCCAACCTTGCCACGCGGATCATGGACATCTCGTCCACCACCTCCGCATACGAGATTTTCTTGCCAGAGGCTGACAAGACCGCCACCGGCCAGACCATTCTATTTAACAACATTGGCACGGCAACGATCACGGTTAAAGATTCTGCCGGTGTGCAGGTTGTCACCGTCGCCGCCAATGAGTTGTGGCAAGTTTATTTGACAGATAACAGCACCGCCGCAGGCGCGTGGAATGTGCTGCAATATGGTGCCTCTACCTCGCAAGCTAATGCATCAGCATTGGCTGGGACAGGCATTATCGCCGTTGGCACGCTGCTTTCGCAGTCCATGCCAATCACCAGTTTTAACAGCAACTACACTGCAGGTGTACAAGATCGTGCCGTGATGTTCCTGTGGACAGGCGCCGGTGGCACGTTCACATTACCGTTGCCGACCGATGTTGGCGCGAACTGGTTTTGTTATCTGCGCAACGCCGGTACGGGCACCGTCGTCGCTGATCCATCTGGAACGATCCTGATCGATGGATCGTCTATCCTAAATTTCCAACCCGGTGAATCGGCAATCATCGCCACTGACGGCACTAGCTACTACACCATTGGCTATGGTCAGTCGGCGGTCTTTGCCTTCGACTTTACCGTGATCAATGTCGCTGGAACAGGCGCCTATACGCTTAGCGGTACTGAGCTTAATCGTATCGCGTATCGCTTTACAGGGGCACTCACTGGTAATCGTGAAATTATTGTGCCTGCCACAGTGCAGCAGTACTGGGTAGATAACCAGACCACGGGCGCTTATACGTTGCAGGTCAAGACCGCTACCTACACCGGTATCACGGTCAATCAAAGCGCACGGGCTATTTTGTATTGCGACGGCACTACTGTGGTGAATGCCGATACCGCGACATTGTCATTCCCGATCGCCGTCTCGCAAGGTGGCACGGGCGCGACCAATGCCGCTGCCGCGTTGATCAACCTTAGCGGTACGCCAACAGGAATTGCCGTGTTTACGGCCGCGACACAAGCGGCTGCGGTCTCGGCATTAGGAGGCACGGCAGTTGGCGCTGGTGTGTTTACTGCTGCAAGCGGATCTGCTGCATATGCGGCGCTTGGTGTTGCGCCGTCTGGCGTTGTGGATGGAGGCACGTTCTGATGCCTGCATCGACCATGATATTGAGGTCTGATCCCGGCATTAAGCGGGACGGGACTAAATTTGATGGTAACTTCTACACTGACGGGCAGTGGATGCGGTTTCAGCGTGGGCTGCCACGCAAGATAGGCGGGTATCGTGCAATCAGCAAATACTTGACCGAGATCAGCAGAGGCTTTGCCAACTACACGCAGCAGGACTTTATCTACTGCGTATCAGGCACGTTCAATCGTCTTGAGCAATTCACGATTGATGCCACGGCAAACTGCTCACCGATGTATGACCGCACGCCTAGTACATTGGTTGCGTCTAACAACAACAAGTGGGTGTTTGACTATCAGTATGACTCATCCACTAGCGCCAACTTTGTCTTGGCGCACGTCTCACCTAATGCAAACAGCATCGAGAACGCGACAGGCGGTCAGATATTTTACGGCGACGTCACTGCGACAACCGCGCTCACCGAGATCACATTACCTGCAGGCGCGAACGCAACTGGCGGCCTTGTCGTGTTGCACCCTTACCTGTTCTATTACGGCTCGGACGGCATCGTCGGATGGTCTGTCGCAGGAACGCCTACCGATTTAAGCGCCGCTGGCTCAGGCATCGCTCGCGTGTGGAGCAGTAAGATCATCAAGGGCATGCCATTGCGTGCAGGCTCAGGCACCGCGCCCGCTGGTTTGTTCTGGGCGTATGATGCCGTGATTCGTTGCACGTTCACGGGTGGTGATACTGTGTTCCAATTTGACACGATCGCCACCGACACGTCGATCATGTCCGAGAATTGCGTCATTGATTATGATGGCGTGTTCTATTGGGTTGGTGTGGATCGTTTCCTCATGTTCAACGGCGTGGTGCGTGAAGTGCCAAACCAGATGAACCTGAACTACTTTTTTGATGGCCTGAACAAGCAGCAACGCTCTAAGGTCTTCGTGTTTAAGGTGACCAAGTACGGCGAGATCTGGTGGGCGTATCCGCGCGGTGACGCTACCGAGTGCACGCACGCGGTGATCTATAACGTGCGCGAGAACACATGGTACGACACACAGCTTCCAAACAATGGACGTGCATCAGGCTCGTTCAATAACTACTTTGCCGCGCCTATCCTAACCGGTGTGGATCCTACGATTCACGGGTACAAGGTATGGATTCATGAGCAGGGAACGGACGAGATCGATGGGCAGGACATCTTCCCGATCAAGTCATACTTTGAGACTGCCGACCTTTCAAGCATCGCTCAAAGCGGTCAGAACAAGTACCTGCGCATCAGCACGATCGAGCCTGACTTTGTGCAATCTGGGCCGATGACCGTGCAGGTCACTGGCCGTGCTAATGCGCGCGCGCCTGAAGTGTACAGCTCAATCTTTACCTTCCCTGAGACAGCGTCGCAGCCGTTTGAGCAGATCGTGATGCTTAAGGAGCAACGCCGAGAGTTACGTGTGCGGTTCCAGTCCGATGCGCTGTATGGCGACTATCAGATGGGTCAGATCATTGGCCATATTGAATCTGGTGACGGCACGGTGATCGCATGAGGATCAGCGTCACGCTTCCTACGAACATGCAGGTACGTGACTGGGCTGATCAGATCGCGCTTGACTTGGATCCATATGGCGCCTTTGGCCGGTTGGATGATGAGAATCGATGGCAGGATTGGGCGATGCAGTTCTTAAACAACACATCCCTTAAGAACAACTTCCCTATTCCGTATAATTTTGACAATTGGAAAGACTGGGCAGAGCGATTCTGCGAAGTTTTGGCATAGAGGGTATTACGATGGCATTTCTTCCTCCGCGCATAAATCAGATGCAACGTCCAATGCAGACGATGCAAAGGACTATGCAGCCTATGATGCCCGTGCAGAATCGCATGCAGGCTCCTGCACGAATGCAGCAGTTTTCTTCTCCTGCGGGGCAGGCACCGCTGCCCAATCCACAGGCTATGCCTCCTATGTTGCAACCTGCTCAGCAGTCGCCTTTAGCCCCGCAACAACCTATGGGGCAGATGGGGCAACTACCTACCGGCATAGATCCCCGTGCCGTTGCTGCTAACCCTTCTGGATTTCAACAATGGCAACAACAAGCATTAGCGCAAGAAGCTGCTATGCCCGGCTCTACTATGTTTGCCCCGCAACAACCTGCGGGACAGATGGGGTTAGGTGGATTGGGTCAAGGCATGGGCGCACTGCCCCCACAAACTGCTGCAAATACACAAAATATGGCTCCTATGCTGCAACAGTATTTAGCATCTGGTAATCAACAATCAGCATTGCAACAACCTGCGGGGCAGATGACCGGATGGACTCCAGCAAATCAAATGCCATCTTCGCAAAATTTGGCAACACAAGGTATTACTCAACAACAATTACAAGCTATGCCTACAGCACAAAAAGCATACGCCGAAGGCGGCGCTGTAAACGCTCCCAGCCCGCAGGCGTGGATGCCTCCTCCTAATCGATTGCCTATGATGCCGCCACAGCGGCCAATCGGTCAGATGCCTCCACAGGGTATGCCGCAGCAACCTCCAATGGGGCAGATGCCGCAACAGATGCCAATGGGGCAGATGCCTCCTCAGATGCCACAACGATTTGCTGTTGGTGGTTCAGTTACGCCAATGCCAACCCAAGATCAATTGGGAGGAACACAGATCGCGCCTGTGCGGCAGCATGCACAAGGCGGAATGCATCATGATACTTCCAGCACGCCTGTTGATGATCAGATGCTTGCCCAGATGCAAAAAAATCCACAATTTGATCAAGTGATTTCCGCTACTCATGAGCAAATGGGAAATATTCCTCTTGATGCGCTCAATGAGCTGATCAAGATGGTTCGGTTTGCAATGCTTCATCCGAAAAAGTATCCAGAAATCCGTGCTGCGGCAATTAGAGATCATATGGTTGAGCCAGATGATATGCCTGAGCAGTTTGATGTGCAGTTCTTGGCCACTATGCTTTCAACAATGGTAGCACTAAAAAAACGACAAGAGGCCAAGGGCAAAGAAGGATTTGCAAGTGGCGGCTTGGCATCAGCTGCAAAACAATTGCAAGCAAAGGGTCGGTACCATGACACGATACTGGCTCACATTAGCCCGCAAGAGGCTGCGATGTTGCGCGCAAATGGTGGCGCTGGGACAATTAACCCTGCCACGGGGCTGCCTGAATATCTCAGTTTCAGCAGCGTATGGAAAGATATTAAGAATGCCGCAAAGATCGTTGCCCCAATTATTTTGACTGCATTAGTACCTGCTGCCGGTGCGTATTTAGGTACATTTTTGACCGGCACACTCGGCGCTACTGCAGCAGGCATTGTCGGCACTACATTAGCAGGTGGATTGGCAGGTGCAGCTGGCGCCGCTATTCAAGGTACCGATATTGGTAAGGGCGCAATTTTCGGTGGTATCACCGGTGGTCTTGGTGGCGCTCTTGGCGCCGGGGCAAATGCTCTGGGTAAAGCCGCTGGTTTGACTAAGGGGCTTAGCACTGCCGCGCAAGGATATATTGGCGCAGGATTGGCGGGCGCAGGCGCCGCTAAACTAACCGGTGAAGACTGGAAACAGGGCGCGCTTAAGGGACTGGCGTCACGTTACGTCTCTAACAAGTTGCAAAACTTCGCGCCCGTGAAGAGTGCCAATGAGTGGATGCAGGGCAAGGTTGCGCAGCTGACCCCGCCACAATCTACGCCTGCTATGGAGGCAGTCAATTCACTAAAGGACGCTGGATTTGAGGGAAATACTTTTGTCGCAGGGCAGCAAGTTGACCCCGCTACTGGGGAGGTTTACAAGCCAAACATTGAGGCTGCATCCACATACACTAGCCCTGATGGCATGCCTAATCTTGATGCAAATGGCAATCCGGTTGTGGAGACGGGTGGGCGTTATATCAATCAAGGCCCAACGGCAGCTGCTGGTACGCCAGCCGCTCCTGCAGCGCCTCAGACGCTCGCAGGCAAGGCTATGGATGCCGTTGGCTCTGGTCTGCAGACCTCTGCGCTAGTCGGCGCTGTAGGCCTGCTAAGCGGTTCTGGAGCACCTCCTCCGCCAGCTGTAGAGGCTATCAAGACATTGTCACCTGAGCAACAGGCATACTTCAATCGACCTACGGTGAGACTTGACTACAATCGCATGATGCAAAACGCAGCAGCGTCGGGCATGAGTCTCGCGCAATTTATGAATCAGAACTGGAGCACTATTCAGGGCGGCGCTTATAACGTCGCAGAAGGTGCCGCACCTCCAACGCCAAAGGCACGCGGTGGGCAGGCATATGCCACTGGCGGCGCGCTGTCAAAGATGGCATACTTGGCGCAGGGTTCTGGCTCAGGTCGTGCTGACACGATTGACGCCAAATTGTCTGATGGCGAGTTTGTTGTTGATGCCGAGACAGTTGCCCTGCTGGGAGACGGTTCCACCAAAGAAGGTGCACGCCGACTGAATATGATGAGAGAGCAGCTACGTCAACAAAAGGGTGCGGCGCTCTCAAAAGGTAAGTTCAGTCCTGCGGCCAAGTCGCCGCTGGCATATATGGCAGGTGCACGATAATGGCTGACAACCAAAACCCACTGGGCGGATTATTTCAAGGTACGGCACTTGCCGTGCCTACCAATCAGTACGTAAGCCAGTCCACCGAATACCCAAAATGGCTACAGGACGCGATCTATAATCAGATCAATACGGCTACGGCAATTGCTAATACGCCGTATCAAGAATATATGATGCCTACCGTTGCTGAGCTGACGCCAGATCAGCAGCAGGCATATGCAGATATTCGCGCTGATCAAGGCGCATGGAAGCCAGAGATGGATTTTGCCACCAGTGGCATGGGCGCGCTATCGCAGACTCAGGCTCAGCAACAGGCATCTCAACCATACTTCGCGCAGACCGCTGGGATGAGCGGCGTGTCAGCTGCTCAGCCTGCATTTCAGCAGCAGGCCAGTCTATTGGGTAGCTTGAATTATAACAACCCAACTGAAAATCTTTACGCGGCACAGAATCAATACCTCAACCCACAGCTGGCCAATTACGCGCTACAGTCTGGGCAACAGGCTTATGGCGCGGCAGGCGGCTTGGACATTGCCGGTGCCGCGAATCCTTACATGCAGAGAGCTGCGCAAACATCCGCCGCCGGTATTGGTCAGTACATGAACCCGTACCAGCAGTCTGTAATGGACACGATCGCTCAGCAGGGCGCGCGTAATCTTTCTGAGCACTTACTTCCAGCCGTGTCTGATGCATTCATCCGCGCCGGTCAGTTTGGCGGCACTCGTATGGGCGAGTTCGGCGAACGCGCCGTGCGTGACACCCAAGAGGCTGTTCTTGCTCAGCAGGCGCAGGCCGCTCAGCAGGGCTATGGGCAGGCGCTCTCTGCCTCGCAGGCAGATCTTGCGCGTCAGGCTCAGCTGGCAGGCACAGCCGGGCAGCTCACTGGACAGCAATACTCTGCACTGACCAACTTAGGACAGGCGCAGACAGCCGCTGGGCAAGCTCAGCAACAGGCTGGCTTGGGCGCCGCGCAAAATGTCGCGACAGGCCAGCAGCAAGCCATTGCGCAGGCGATGCAGGCAGCGGGTCAGTATGGTCAATTGGGCGGCCAAATGGGCAGCTTAACCGCCGACCAACAGCGAATTTTGGCGGGTCTTGGCACCAGCGCAGGACAGATGGCAGGAGCCGACACCGCAAATCAAATGTCAGCACTTACCAATCTTGCAAATCTTGCAAAAACAGGTCAGGGCATGTCAGCGGCGGATGCGGCCGCATTGGAAGCAGTGGGACAGGCTCAGCAACAGAACATGCAGCAGCAACTCACCGCCGCTCAGAATCAATACCTGCAGCAGCAATTGTATCCACAGCAGCAAGCCGACTGGCTGGCGACACAGATTCGCGGCATGGCGCCAATCACCCCATCGCAGACCGCGACGACAACATCCGGCAATACGTACACGTATGGCCCATCGCCGTTGTCGCAATTGGTTGGTGGGTACTCGGCATACAAAGGTTTAACCGGTTAATCGCGGCGCACGTTTGGAGTAGTTATGGGTTACGAATTACAGAAGCTGCAGAATTTATATGGCGTCAGCGATCCGACGTTGAGCTATATGGGCACGGCAATGCCTGTACGTCCAACCGCGCCTACGGCATTGAAGTCTGGCGCTACAGCTGATGAGCAGACTGCGTATAACAAATCGATTGATGCATATAACACTGGTTTAGCCAATTACAATACCAATTTACCTAAGTATCAAGAAGATCAGAAGCTCTATAATCAGTATCGTGATCTTTATTCTCAGCGTATGCTGGGCACAAAAATGTATGACCCTGCTGCCAATCGGCAGTTCTTAAGTGGGCCAGTTTACTCTGGCGCAGATGCAAATCTAGCAGCCGCTCCGCGTTACACTCAGAGCGTAATGCCAGCCAGTCAAGAAACATTGCCAACTTTAGTTAGCAAGTACGCGACAGCAGGTGTGCCCGCAACAGGCGGCACGACTGATGGTACATTGTCACATGTCACCACAACTCAGGCACAGGCACAGGCGCAATATGATGCTGATTTAGCGGCCTACTTGAATACGTGGAAAGCTGCGCATCCATCCCCCATATTAGGAGGAACAACCGCTCAAAACGCAGCTGCAGAAGAATGGAAAGCACAACATCTATTCGGTCAGGGCAATTATGCTTACGGAGCGACAACCAGTGGCACGACTGGAGGCACGACCGGCGGCACGACCGGCGGCACGACTGATGGCACATTGTCACACGCTGGAATGACACAGGCGCAAGCGCAGGCATTATATGATGCGGATAAAGCGGCCTTCTTGCAAAATTATGGCCTTTACAATCCTGCGCCCAGTACCTCGTCTGTATATATTGCGCCGCAGACGTTGAGATCACAATTAGCAACGTATGGTGCCGCACAAAATCTCGCTTTAAGTAAGTGGCAGTCACTCAATCCATTTGGCCAAGGTAAATATATTTATACTTCAGCAACCGGTGGCCCTGTCAATCTTGCGCACGGCGGTCTTGCCAATTTATCGCACAAGTATGCTGCAAAACAAGGCATGAATGACTTTTTGCATCCTGAAGAGGCCAAGGCGCGACAGGAAGCAGAAGCAAAAGCACCAGCAGAGGCACAAGCTAAGGCACAAGCAGATGCTGCTGCCGCTGCAGCTGCCGCTCAGCAACCGCCTGCGCAAGTAGAACAACCACCTGCACAAGTGACACCACCAGAACAAGTCGTTGTCCCACCATTGGGCGGCGTCACGGCAAAGCCTGCCACTCCTGCGCCGGACTTAGGCGCTAATACACCGCTGCCATTGAAGCCTGCGGTGAGTGCGCCTAATCCTAATGATCCTGTGGTCTCAGCGATTCGCTCAATGCCTACAGGCACGATGACCGCGCCTACAGTATCGACCAATCCATTGGCTGACATGTATAGCAAGTATCAGTCAGTTGCCGCTGATCGTAACGCAACAGCCGCTCAGCAACGCTGGCAGGCTGATCGCAATAACTACATCCGTTCAATGTATGGTCTAGGTACGTACACGCCTGATGCGGTCACGCAATGGGAAGCACAGAACGTGATCGGGCAGGGCAAATACAAATATGCCACTGGCGGCGCGGTAAAGACCAACTATGCGGATGGAGATTCAGTGCAGACAGGGGCCGACACACTGCAGGCAATCATGGACGGATACATGGGCCAACAAGTTGAGCCTGCTGAAATTAAAACAGCTCGTGAAAAAGCAAATGCAGATACTCAGGCATTTAGTGATTTGCTGACCAAGTCAACTAGCCAAGAATACAAGCCAGATAAATCTGAAATGTATTTCCGTTTGGCTGCTGCCTTCTTGACCCCCGGCAAGACTGGGTCTTTTGGCGAGGGTTTGGGACAGGCTGGCGCTGCAATGGCTGACTATACCAAGGGCGTGCGTGAAGCTAAACAAGCACAAGATCTGCGCAATGTACAATTAGGCTTAGAGGGTCAAAAACTTAAGATGGCAGCATCTAAGGAAGATCTATCTAGTCAACTGGCATTGTACAAGCAAGATCAGTCCGACAAGCGCGCCATCATGAGCAAATTGATTGAGCAAGAAATTGCCTCTGGCAAGCCACAAAGTGAGGCGGGCAAGCAGGCTGCGGATGAGGGATTGACTCCCGGCACTCCTGACTACACGGCGCGAGTTAAAGCAATAGTCAATGAAAAACTTGCAGCAAGTGCTGACAGGCTCAATGCTACATTAGCTAATTACCAATCTGCTGGCGCATTACGTGATGCCCAACTAACGGCTTTGCTTAAAAAGCAAGGGCAATTGACACCTGCAGAAATGCAGCTTAAAGATACGTCTCGTTCTCTGTTAAATTCATATGACCAATCTCTTTCTATGTTGACCAAGGTATACGAATTGAACAAGAACGCTTTTGGTGGCACAAAGGCTGAGCAGGGGCAGCGATTGCTGTTAGATCAAACAGGATCAAAAGATCCGAAATTATTGAACACAAAAGAATTGGAAAACTTACTTGGCTTGGATACTGTCAATCAGTTAAAAGCAACTTTCGGCGCTCAATTCACTGCAGCGGAAGGTGCCAAGTTGGAAGCATTGCGCGGTATCAACGCAAAGACAACCGAAGAACGACGTCGAATCATTATGGATGCTTACCAGTTGCTGAAAGACAAAAAGGCGCGCGAAGAGCAGCACTTTAATGATATTAGCCAAGGCCTCTATTCCAGAATTGACCAGCCGGAACTTCAATAATGGCCGATAACGCATTAAATGCTGCACGAGCCCTGATCGAACAGGGCTTGTTGATGGGATGGGGCGATGAGGCCGAAGCTAAATTGCGCTCAATGTTCGGCGATGAGACTTATGACGCCGCGCTTAAAGACATTAGTAAAAGTTATGGCCAGTTTGCCGAAGATCATGGCATCGTGCAGTCTGGGCTGGAATTTGCTGGTGGCGCGTTACCAACTGTAGCGGCCGTATTGGCTGATCCATTCACGGGCGGTGCGACTACCCCAGTGGCGGCTGCAGGGGCGGCGCGCTCAGCCGGTGCGTTGGGTCGATTGGTACGTAGCCCAATAACTCGTCGTGTGGCCGCAGGAGCAGGCGTTGGTGCTGCGACCGGTGCCGTATCTGGCGCAGGTAGCGCCACGCCAGAGATACGCGCAGAGGGCGCCACAAGCGGTGCATTGATGGGCGGTGTATTGGGTGGGGCTATTCCACTTGTCGCGCCTACTGCAGGTGCAGTGACACGATGGGCTAAAGAGCGTCTGTTACCAAGCGCAGAAGATGCAATCAATGCGGCTGCCCGTAAGCTCCAGCAGGCGCTACAACGGTCTGACATGACCACTGGTGATATTCGATCTATCATGATGGAAGATGCCAATCGTGGTATTCCTTCAACGATTGCCAATGTCTCTCCCGCTACCGCCAAGCTAACAGAAGCAGTGGCGCAGCGCACTGGTGCCGGGGCTGAACAAATTGCAACAGACTTGGCAGAACAGCGCGCAGGTACCGCAGAGCGTGTGGTTCAGAAGGTGCGTTCTGGCATCGGTAAGGGCGGTGATTACTATGGAACCGAATCAAAGATGATGGAATCCATGCGTAAAAATGCCAACAAGCTTTATGATGACGCCTACAGCATGGGATCTGTTAATGACCCGATGATCAATCAAATTCTTGAGCATCCAAAGTTCAAAGAATTTTATGATGAAGCGCGCAAGATTGCTGATGCTGATGCTTTGAATGAGCAATTAAGCGGCGGTGATCCTGCCAAGTTTCAATTGCAACAAATTTTTACTGTAGCGCCAGACGGCTCTACGGTTAGAACGTCATTGCCTGATGTACGTACATTAGATTACATCAAGCGTGGCATGGATGCGTACATTGACAAGGGATATAAAGGAGCAAATCCATTAAGCACGCAAGAGGCACGGTCATTGCGCGAGACGCGCAGGCTATTTGTTAATGCGATTGATAATGCAACCATTGATCCTAAAACCGGTGTATCACCCTATCAACTCGCGCGCCAGAAATATTCAGGTGATCTTGAAACGCTTGATGCATTGCATATGGGGATGGATGATTTTCAAAAGTTAGATCATGAAGAAATTGCCAAGCTTGTATCTGGCATGAGCAACAATGAACAAGATGCATTCAAGACAGGTGTAGTGCGCAATATACTGGGCACAATATGGAGCAAGAAAAATCCATATAACGCTGCACGAGATGTCATTGGCTCACCTGAAATGCAGGCAAAGTTAAAAGTGATGTTCCCCAGCAGTGGGCATTTCAATTTATTCAAAGCCGCTTTGCAGCGTGAATCTCAATTGTTTGAACAGTCAAACAAGATATTGGGCGGATCTGCCACAGCACTGCGCAATCAAATGAAGCAAGACCTAGAGTCAGGCCCAGCGTTGTCATCTGCTATTGCCGATACGATCACGGGCGGCCCTTGGACATCATTAACCAATCTTGTGATGAGAATGACTAGAGCAACACAAATGTCAGAAGAAGTGGCTGATAAGCTGGCAGGCATGTTGATGTCAAAGGATCCGCATGAAGTGGCCGCAGTTGTTAAAATTTTGGATGACTTTGATAAACAAGCGGCGCCACGCGCGCAAAAGTTTAATGCAGCAACCGCTGGCACAATTAGCGGCGCGGCAACAGCAATGCCAGTTGCACCGGCCAGTGAGCGTGATCAATCCACGATTGAATCTGCATCACAGGCACCAATGATGCCGTCAAATAGTACGATTGAAGATGACATTGCCGCTATGGAGCAAAACAATGGCCGATAAAAAACGCACTTTTAGCCAAAGATCAAAAGACATTGGTTTGGACAACTTGCTTTATGAAAGTGCCCGCGAACGCCAGCAGCGTATGGAAGAAGATGCGCTGGGAGCGGTGAGCGTACAGCAAACGCCAGAGACACAAGAAATAGAAAAGAATCTTGGAATTGGATTGTCTCGCCTGCCAATGCGCATGTTGGGCGCGCCCGTAGATATGTATACATCGCAGGGGTTGGAGACACTTGGCGCCAATCAAGAAGACCGCCGCCCTGTTATGGGCAGTGACTGGTTGATTGATCAGGCCATTAAGTATCGATTGGCGCCAGAGCGCACAGGTAGTATTGCAGAGTCAGTGGGTGATATTGCAGGGTCATTATTCAGCCCATCTAGCGAACTAAGAGCTGTTGCTCCATTAGGTAAAGTATTAAAAGCAGGAAAAGCCGCAAAAGCCGCGAAACAGATTGCAGAAGATGAAATTGAGCTGGTGTCGCCAAATGCGGCCACTGAGTTATTGCGCTCAGGCACCATCAAGCCAACAGTATCTGATCCGATGCGTATCGCATTCCCAGATATTTACATGAACCCACGGGACTTGGTCGCCAAGGCTAACGTGGCACCAGAAAATCCATTGATGCAGCAGCTCTTTGGCGTGACGCGCAGAGACTTATTCGATATAGCTCAAGAAGGACAGCGCAAAGGTAATATCACAGAGCGCCCATTCGAGGCCGCTGCAAAGGCAAAGGGCGCGCGCATAGCTCCGCAGATCATGACTCCAGAGAATGAGCAGCGTCTACAAGACATTATCGCTGAATCCAAGCTCCGCCCAGATCTGTATGAAGGCATGGCCTCTTGGTACACGATGGATCCATTGTACGAGCTGTTTAAGCAGTACCATGGCGAGAACGCTCCAGAGATGTACCGTAAGTTCAACACGCTCACCGGTATGGCATCGCCGGGCTCTGAGGTGCTGACAGAATTAAATCGCGGCACCGCCGCAAACTGGCTTGCCAATCAAGGTCGTTTTGAAGACTTCATTAAGTACGGCGGCAAGGCTACAAAAGGCGGCAGACGCAGACCAAAAGACCTGAGCGCCATCATGGGTCACCCATATCACAGCACCGCTCAAGCAGGCCCAATGGAGGTATATCTAGAGACTGGCGAGCCACAGATGAAGTCTGCAAAGGTGCCTAGCTATATTGCCGCATCTAGCGTACCAGAGCTTGGATTCCAGACAGAATGGCCGGTGGGCGACGCGCACTGGTCTAGGCTCGTTGGCCTGCCAGACGTTCGCGGCACAGCAAAGCGTAAAGGCAAGGAAGTGATACCGGGCGCCAGCGCCACAGTGCCTGAGATGGTCTCGCTTGCGCCTTGGTGGAAAGAAAAGATTGCTTCGAAAATGGGCCTAGAGTCTGTTCCAGCTCAGGCCATTGTATGGGGCGCAGGCTCACACGCCACTGGCGTGACGTCACCTATTGGCGCCACCAAGTTAGAGCTATTAGCTCAGCAGATTGGCAAGGCGGCTGATCGTATGGGCGTCTCTCCAGAGACTGCCCGCGACTTAATTATCGCGGGCAAGGCGCATGCAGGGTTTGCTGATCCTGCGCTACTGGGGACGCTTGGCGCAACTGGCGGCCTTGGCGCTTTGGCTTACAAGTACCTTTCGCCTGACGAAGACGAGACTGAATAAAGTCCTCCACGGCGTCAATTGCCTCATGAGCGGTCATAGTCTCACCGGTCTCTGCCTCGCAGTTATCGGTGAGCTCTCGCAACTCATCAAGCATTTTCTGTACCGCACGTAGCTCGTTCATTTCCGTACCCTCTTAAGCATCGCCTTCAGCCTGCCCTTTAGATCAAGCGCGTCAAGCACAGCGCCACGGCTGGCCTTCAGCCTGTTCCGCTCTGCCTCAAGGTCTTCTACACGACGCAGTAGCGCCGCGATCTGATTACGCAGGCGCTCGTTCTCACGTAGCGCGCTGTCATACACTGCCCTATAGGCATCTGTCTTACTCATAGTCTATCCCACAGTTGCATCATTACCACGATCACCACAAAGGCAATCAGAATAGTCTGCAGCGGCGTCATAACAGGCACCTCACCGCAGGACTCACCAGTATATATAGCGTCTGCAGCACCGCGCCAACGAATGCGACAATGCATCCGATGATGACAATGTCCACGACAAAATCCATGATCTTGTCCTTAGTCTCGGTTTTCATACTGCTTCCTCAACATTGTATAGTTGCTCGGCGTTTTCAACGGCAAGCACTGCATTGATGGCATTCGATAACGAACCCAACAACCCGTCATATTCTTGAAATATGATACCACCGCCATATTTTTTGTTGTGGTACTTACGACCACCCCATTGACGTGATCGAGCCAAAGCAATCTCATACTTGCGGCTCAAGTCCCATCCATAGCCATATTGGCTACGTTCCCAATCCGTCAGCAAGTTTAAGAAATGTACGGCAAACCGTGGGTTGCCATTTACGTCATTCTTTTGGCGGGTAAAGTCGGTGGCTTCAACAGTCATTTCAGTACTCCGGTCAGTTGTGGTCGATGGAGAAATTCTGCCAGCGACCACGTCCAAAGTCACGAAACGAATTGTCAAGAAATGTCAAAAAGGCACCTCATTGAATGTCCACGACAGGCAACCATTTTCCAGCACGTCAGGCGGCGGCAAATGATCGCCCGCTAGTTTACAGCCAATCCCAGTAAAATACTCGCAGTGCTGGCAGCTGGTGTTGATGCTTTCCAGCATGTTCAACTCCAGCTTTAGCTCAGTGATGCGCGCCACAATTTCAGACTTAATTTTCGGTATCATCGCACGGCTCCTCGTAATGCTTGCTCTTCATCCAACTCTATATCAACAACCTTCCAGTACTTACCATCTGGCCTGACCAGTATCTTTACAGGCGACGGTATACGCCCCACACAGGACACCTTGTACGCCTCATCGACTGTCTTTGGGCACATCATCCCCCTGCGCCAGAACCACGTCACGGCGTGTTTACGGACGAATGGGCGCGGGTCTTCAATTGGCACAAACTCCTCATAGGTCTTGAGCCCGGAGAAATAGGTCACGCGCAATGTCGGCGGGCGGTCTGCCTTGCGGTGTATACGGTACAGTGTGTCACTAACAGAGCGCCAGATCGGTTCGTGCTTCATTGCCGCGACAATCACCCCATCGGCCGCCTCGGTGCCGTGCGTCTCACGCTCAGGCTCAGGGAACAGGTGCCCGCAGCCCGGACACTCCCGCACCGACACCGTAACAAGTTCATGACAATTTGAGCATTCCTTTACGGGTGCCACTGAAATCTCGCTCTTGCCGCGTTTCTTTTTGATCTTGATCTGATCAATTGGCCCGTGCCGCTCGATATTGCCCGCAAAGTCAAGCACCAGCGTGTTGGCCTTCTTGCCATCGTTACGCAATCCACGGCCCAGTGTCTGCACGTACAGGCCTGTGGACTTCGTCGGGCGAAGCAGCACGATGCAGTCAATGGATGGGAAGTCGAAGCCGGTGGTGAGCAGCATCGCATTAAAAAGGTAGCGGATCTTGCCCGACTTGAACGCGTTGATTTTGGCGTCACGCTCGGTGGCGTTCATCTCACCCGTGACATAGTCAGCCTTCCAGCCGCGTGCCTGTGCAAATTCTGCGCAGCGTCTGGAGTGCTCAATACCCGTGCAGAAGCCAAGCACATGCTCGCGATCGTGCGCGTACTGAGCGATCTCATTGAGCGCGCCATCGATCAGCTCGTCCTTGTCCATCGCATCCTGCAGCTCGCTCTCAATGTACTCACCGCCTCGCGTGTGCACGTCGGACAGATCCGCCTTGGTGACGCCATTCTTGGCCACCAAAGGGCACAGGAAGCCGTCATTGATGAGCTGACCCACCTCAGCCTCATAGGCTATGTCGGTGAAGATGCGCTCCTTGCCGTCGATCAGAAGCCCGCTGTCCATGCGGTACGGCGTCGCGGTCAAGCCAATGACCTTAAGATGCGGCGCGTATGATTTTAGGCCTGCGATGAAGCGGCCGTACATCGTGTCAGAATTCTTGCTGAGCAGGTGCGCCTCGTCGATGATCACAAGATCCGTGCCTGAAAAGGTGGCGGGCAGGCGGTGGATAGACTGAATCCCGGCAACTGTAATCTGTGCCTGTTCCTTCTTACCCACGCCCGCCGACCATACTCCAACCGGTGCCTCTGGCCAGTAGCGTTTAATTGCGCTCACGTCTTGGATGATTAGCTCCTTGACGTGAGTGAGGACGATGATTCTCGTCGTGGGGTACTGTTCCAGCGCCCCCTTAATAAATGCTGCCAGCGTGAGACTCTTACCCGCGCCAGTTGGCAATACGATCAATGGATTGCCATCCTGCGTCGCGAAGTAATCATAGACGGCTTGTACAGCCGACTGTTGATAGGGTCGAAGTGTTACCATTTTTTAGCCTGCGATCGTTGCGTTAAAGTGTTTTCTGATTCGGTCAATGTCTGCGTCGCCAATTGCGTTGTGATCAGTCGCGGCGCTCAGTTCCATGCTCGTGTACGTCGGTAGCTCAGTATCTAAAAATCCAACAATAAACTCAATGCCATTGTTTTTGCGTTGAAACTTGATCCACCCATCGCCAGCGTCAATCGCATCGGCAAAATTGATAAGCGATGGCAATGGCAGATGCTCTTCACACCCTGCGCGCTGGCGCTCGATACTCAGATCGCCATGCTTAGCGCATGACCATCGTGCATCACCATTACGCTCAGGTGTCACATGCACGCAGGTGCGGCATGAGAATTTAGGTGTCTTGGTGCCGTGACAGACATCCTTAAAGCTACACATGTTGCAAATATAAAACTTGCCGTCGTTGTGTATTTTTTCAGGTGGCCTATCCGCAAAGACAATCGACTCGGCCTTCTCATTGATCTTTTGATACAGCTCTTCATCAAACTGTACGCAAGTTGCGTATAGCTCGTCGGTATCCTTGTTCTTGGCCATATACAAGCCCTTGGCCAATTTCATCTGCCCCATGTACCACTGCATCTGCCAGTAGTGCATTGGCTTTGCATCTTGCAGGCCCTTCTTCACCAACTCAGCAAACGACTTCGTCGAGTGTGTCTTGAACTCAAGAAGATGTGGTGAACGATCTGTTCCAACAATGTTCTTAGCAACACCATCGCAATGACCGCGCATATGACCGCCGTGACTTTGAGCACTAAACTGCTTACCCGTCGCAGGGTCACAGTCCCAGACCGTGGCGCCGGTGTTGCGCAGATCCGCGACCAGACGCGGCTCTTCGAGATGACCCGTCTGAAATAGGCGCAGCATGCGGCCGTCAAACTGCTCGCGATCCACCCAGCGAAATGCGTACCAAAGTGCGCGCTTGCATTCTTTACCAATAACCGACGCGCCAATGTAACCGCGAGATAATTCAGTCGCCTCTTTCTTTTCGTACCATTCATAGATTGCCTTAACAACCGGTTCGATCTTGTCTTCTAGGTCAGATAAATTAGCCATGATGCCCTTTGATAAAAGGGTGGCCTACTAGCGCTCCAATCACCTTCCATGACGCGTTCGGCCACCACACTAACTTAACGCATCCAAGGAGGCGTAGAGTTACCGGTTACCGCGTCTTTCACGGCGTTGACTGCTTTGCTGACGATGCCACCAGCTGCGCTGTAGCCTTTAACGACATTGTTCTCGCGCTTTCGATCATCAATCTCGATACCGACATCCAGCGTCACTGGCTTGTTATGCAGGTCAGATGAATCGGACGGCAAGTCAGTGAAGCCCACGGCCTTGTAGAAGGCTTGGAACTCACGCTTGGCAATCCCCACGGCGGTCTGGTTTGGGTTCCAGAGATTCATACGAGCCCACAGCTTGCGGCCTTTCTGTGAACCGTCAATGATCTCGAACGTGAACTGCAGATAGTGGCCAGTGCCTGCCTTCGTCACTTTCTTTTCAGATTCAGTGGCGATGGCGGTGTAGCTACCTGCAGGCAGCGCGCGAAATTCACGTTGCTCGGCAACGTCATTCATATCCAAATCGGTTAAATTACCCATGATCAATACCTCGTTAAATTGCAGATGCGGTCAGTGCGTCAGAAAACGCGTCCCAAGAAAGCGGCAACACCGGTGGCAGCCCGTAGCGATTCTTCGCTAGGTATGCTGGTGTTTCCGACGTGTACAACAGTCTCTCGCCTGTTGTGATGCCACGCGACACAGACTTATTGAACCCCACATCATCCTTTTTAACGATGGTGCGGTAGTTGGCAAACAGTACTGCGTCTGCCCATTCCTGCACGAGCGCGCTCGCACGCGACTGCAGCTTGGGCTGGTAGCGGTCATACGGCTCGACCTCGGGAGAGTCGAATCGTTTGATCTCAGTGTGGCCAATGATCACGACAATCATGTTCTTGTCGTTACGTAGCGCGCTAAACCCATCAAGGATCTCACGCCACTTATCGGCCAGTATCAACGCGCCCTTGCCGAAGCTCAGCTCTTTCGCGTCATACTTAGTCTCAATCTCTTTCTGCAGGATGGCCTCAAGCCAGTCAGCAGAGTCCAGCACCACTGTCTGAAAGTCGTGCTGCTCTGTGTACAAGGACTTGATAGCAGACAGCACATCGTCAGATGACTTGGCCATCGGGAACGATGACGTGTCGATGCTGCCGAGACCATCTTCCGTGCGGATAAAGATCGGTTTAGGGGCACCCGCGGCAAAGGTCGATTTACCAATGCCGTGCGTGCTGTACAGGAAAATCCGAGGGGCATGTACGGACTTGCCCCGTCGGATGGAACTTAAATCAAATGCCATCTTCGATACCTCGGTTTATGCTACGACCACTACTTTTACAGCGGTCTTCGCGGGTTTGATCTCCAGCGGCAAGAGCGCGTACAATTCCGGCTCATTCTGCTGAAGGTATTTCACGCCCTTTTCATCAAGCTCTTCTTTGATCTTGATTGGACGCAACTCGGTTGGAAACTGATCTTTAACCGCATCCCATGCAGCAAAGTCCAGCTTGCGGTTAATCTTTCCGACAATCTCAATTTTGAACCCACCTACCTTGTGGGTCTGGGCTCCTTCCTCTTTTTGGCCAAGAGCGGCAATCAATTGCTCTTCGATCTTGACGCGTGCCTCGTTGGCACTGTGCTCAGCGGCTTTGGCGTCTAGCCATGCTGCGGATAATGCTTCGATGTTCATCTTCAGTACCTCGGTCAGTTGTTGAAAGTGTGGCCACTGTATATCGGTCAATCGAAGAGTGCAACCCCTTTTTGAAAATATTTTTAATATTTATTTATGTTGACGCAGATTCAGCATTCGTGTAGGTTGCAATTTTCGACATCACTATTGGAGCTGAAATGAACGACGAGCCGGTGGGTTTCACCGTAGAGGGCATCATTGCATTAGCGGGCGGCGTGGCGCCGGTTGCTGATAAGTGTGGCATCACAACCCAGTCAGTGTACAAGTGGCGGCGCAGAATTCCAAGCGAACATGCGCGCGTGGTCGCGATTATGGCTGGCCTTCCACTTGCAATTGTGCGTCCCGACATGGTCAAAGGTGAATGATGGACTCTGTATTTTCGCGTTTTGCGAATCAATTTGTTGAGCGCGGTATCTCTGTCATACCGATCGCGCCGAACACAAAAAAGCCCGGCTCATTCTCTAAGGCGCACGGCTGGCGTGGCATGTCCGACTGGACACGATTCACCGACCGATTGCCGACGCAGATGGAGATTGACTCGTGGTCTAACTGGCCCGATGCGCAGATCGGCGTCGTGCTCGGCCACACGTCCAACCTTGTCGCGCTCGATAAAGATTACGACTTAAACCCGAGACAAGAAGAGATCCTGCAGTCAATCATTCCGATGTCACCCGTCGCGAAGAAAGGCGAAAAGGGCTGGACACGATTCTATCGCTACAACGGCGAGCGCAGCTGCTCGTTTGACGTGCATGGCAAGCGGGTGCTTGACATCCTATCTGACGGACGCCAGACCGTGATGCCGCCATCGGCCCATCCAAGCGGCTGCACGTATGTCTATATCACGCTTGATGCATTAGATCAGTTTGACGTGAATGATCTGCCTCAGTTGCCTGACGATTTTATTATTCAGGTGCAGAACATTTTAAGGCCATTTCAAACAGAAGAAGACCAGAAAATACAGCGAAAAACCTTTACTCCTGCACACGAGACACTGCAACTATCTACTCACGTATCTATTCAGCAACAGTACTTTGCCGAATTGAACGCTGCCGCGTTGCAGCGTATGGATGAGTGGGTACCTAAGCTGATCCCTACCGCAAAACGCGAAGGCGAAGGCTATCGTTGCATTGCGACATGGCGCGGTGGCAAGGGCATGAACGTGGGCATCCATCCCACAGGCATACGCGACTGGGCTGGGCAATACGGCATGTCATCAATGGACTTGCTAATGTATTCAAGTGGCCTTTCATTTATGGAGGCGGCAGACAGTCTGGGCCGTGCATTGAATTACTTCGACACGACACCTGTCACGCTGACGATCAATGGCAAGTCAACGACGCTCGTCGGTGCTACGCCTGCGGTGGTGCACCCGTGGCAGAAGCTGCCACCTGCGCAGGTTCTGCAGCTGCCACCCGATGAGGATGGCGAGGCGCCAGTCTCGGCGATACCGACATTCATCACGGATCCGCCGGGCATACTGCGCGACATTTCGCAGTGGATCACGGCCACAGCGCCCAAGCCACAGCCTGAGCTGTCCACGGCGGCGGCCATTGCACTGGCGGCGGCGATCATGCAGCGCATCTATGTCAGTGACAAAAACAACTACACCAGCCTGTACACCGTGATGGTGGCCAAGTCTACTGAAGGTAAAGAACACCCACAGGCGTGCGTCGAGCGCGCACTGGTGAAGGCCGACATGTCCAACCTATTGGCAGGCTCAGGCTATACCAGTTCAGGCGCGGTGTTCTCTGCACTGATCAAGCAACCAAACCATCTGGCGATCATTGATGAGATCGGCAAGTTGATCAAGATGAGCCGCGCCAAGGGCAACAGCAACAGCGAGGCGGCGATTGATAAGTTGGTGGAGGCATTCGGCAAATTGCACAGCACGATACGACCGCCCATCTACTCGACGATGACGCTAAGCCGTAAGCAGGCATCAGAGATGAACAACACTGACCTGATCATCTACAACCCGGCGATCAGCGTGCTAGGCGCCACAACACCAGCGACCTTCTTCGGCAACCTGACCGATGACTTGGTGAGTGACGGGTTTCTTGGCCGTCTACTGGTCGTGGAATCCAGCCAGCCACGGCAGCTGGCCAGACTGGTGCCCAGTACAGATCCGCCTGAGCGCATCATTGACTGGATGAAGGCCGTGCACGCGCCTGCTCATCAGCAGGCGGGCGACTTGGCAGGATTGACTTTATCTGAGGCGCCTGCAGTGACCACCGGCATGACGTTCAAGCCAGCCTGTGAGGCGCCCATACGGGACTTCGAGATTGAGCTGAACAAGCTCAAGGATCAATTCGAGTCGGAGCGTCTGGACGTTCTTCTTGGACGTACGTTCGAGAAAGCCTTGAGGCTGTCTATGATCGCCGCAAAAGCTCGCAGCATGTCCACGCTTGAGATCGAGGTCGAGGACGTGCTGTGGGCGATCCAGTACGTGCGCCACTATGACATGGCACTGATCCGCGCCGTGCGTAAGCACCGCGTCTCAAGTCAGGTCGATGGCGACATCAAGAAGGCGGTTGAGTACATCAAGGGAAGCAAGCGCATTGCGGCCGAGAAGGCCAACGAGAAGTTTGCTCACGTCCTGTCGCGTGGGATGATGCCTCACCAGCTGCTGCTCAAGCGAATGCACATGAACAAGCGGCAGTTCGAGGAATTGATCGACACGGCCATTGGTGCGGGGGTGATTGGCAAGGTACCCGGCGAGGAGTTTCACTACGCGGGGTATGTCTACTGCAGTCTTGACGAATCTTGACAATTCTCCGCTAACACCTATCGAACGAACGCTGATACCTTACCCCTACCGATCAACTGAACGAGGAACTGAAGATGAAGACAGCATTTAACAAGACACGCGTCAAGTTAGCGAATCCGTACTTTGACCGTTACTACCGCGCCGTGCCAAAAGCACCTGTACAGCAAATTGTACATGTATTGGTGCCGGTGGTTTTTGAACGATCCACTGACTCTCAAATCAAGGTGCTGCAATGAAAGCAAATTCTGGATATTTAGTTGACCCAAAATTCTTGGGACAATTGGAAGCGTTATTTTATTTTCTTGAGCAAGCTGATATTCAGGATTTTGCTGTTAGGGAGACGTTGTCTGTTGTGAAAAACACATACAAGACCAATCCGCCGGTGTTTGTCTTTAATGTGCCGTCAATAAGCACTGAATCTGCAGCACAAGAGTCGCAATGAGATACGTCACCATCCAAAAAGAGACACGCGCCAATGGTGACGGTGAGCATTACATCGTGCGCTTTGAGCGCCGCAATAAGTGGCAGAAACACTGGGCGGCGCAGTTTGATGCTCGATACTCAACCCGTGCCGATGTGGTCGCATGGGTCAATAGACAACCTAACTTGACACTGAAGGAGCATGACAATGATCCCGCATGATTACGTACCTGAATATAGACGCCGACTGATTCGCCGCATCAGACGACGTGAAAACCTTGAGGCGGCCATTGGCGCCATCGGTTGGTTATTGATTGTTGCTGGAATGTCTGTTGCAATTTTTATTCTACTGTAGGAGATGATGATGAAGCAGTTAAGTACCCGTGGAAATGATCTGTTACGTGATGAATTGTATGGCCTGTCCATTCGTGAATACATGGCCACGCAGATCATGCAAGGCCTTGTGGCCAATTCAGAGATCAAGTTGGACAGCCGACTGGCGGCCAAGTTTGCCGTGAAATACACCGACCACCTGATCGAGGAGCTCAATGAAAGCCCCGCACCCTAACGAGGCCATTCTATTGCGCATACCTCCGCAGCTCTATGCGGAGGTTCGCAAGGCACTAGAAGACATAGGCTACAACCTAGAGGGTGATGGTAACTACCAGCGCCTAAGCACCGTACCGTATTTTTTGAGGCATGATTATGAGCGACGCATTATTAGTTGAATCTGAGCGATACCGAAAGCTGTGGTCGTCGGTGATCTTGAATGCATTCAGCGAGCTGAAGTTGCGCACTAATTCCAGTGACGATATTTCACCGCAGGCATTACGTGCGCAGGCGTTCAGCTGGATCAATAACAAGTCAACCTACTCTAGGCATTTCAATCCTGAGACTCGAAAGTTCGAGCGGTTTGAGTACAAGACAGGCGAGGAGTGTGGGCTGGAATGGCTGTGTGATCACCTTGACCTATCAGCTGAGTGGCTGCGACGTATGTCCATGACGCGCGAGGGCATCCAGCGTGTGCTGAATGGCCATAACAGAACACAGGCGAGACATAAGGTTAAAGACGAGGAGGACGAAGAATGAGTGCTAAAAACATTAACTTCATACAGCCACCATATGTTGGGCGGTGGATTTCTTCGTGTGGAAGTATAAAAGCTTCAGTGATGAAAAAACCACGTTGGTTTCATCGCAAAATGATGCTGTTGATACTCGGGATTGATTGGGAGGACATCAAGTGAACAAACTGCAAGAAAAACTAGACAGCATAAACGAAGCAGCCATCGAATGTGCCGAAGCAATCAGAGCAAGAGGTATGAAATGATCGCAATAGGTTTAATTGGTTTGTGTTTGTTTGCTCTTATTAGCACAATCCTGCGCGTACTTAATGCAGCAGGGCTAAAAATTATTGATTATGTGTGGTGGGCGATGATCATTCTTGGGCTTGGTTCTTTAGGTATGATATTTATCGGGCTGGCTGTTTTGGCGTGGAGGACTCTGCCGTGACTACGAATGAAACCTGCCCCTACTGCGGGGCTGAAAAAAAATACGAAAACTCAGCTCGTGAAGCTACGCCTGAAAAGGCATGGCTGGCTGTGCTTAGGGCTGCTGACATGGCTGCAAGGGGCGGGCGCGGTTCGTCTAGTAAGGTTGCACGTTTTGAAGTGCCGGATATGGAATTTAAGTGCGGTTCAACATATTTCTGCGATGGGTTATTCGTACGACATTATGCGTGCTATGAATCTCAGATAGCAGCTCAGGCTGCGGAGATTGAGAGGTTGAAGAAAGACGCTCGTGAAGAGCGTGCACAGTTGGTTGAAGAATTGAACTATTCTAGCAACAAATTGTGGGATTTAGCGCAAGCAATCAGAGAGAGGGCTACTGAAGAGTTTACTTCTTGCAACCCGCATCCAGCTGCGCCGCACGGATTTAATCGCACCGCCTCACACAATGAAGGTCGGTATGTATGTGATTGCGAGTATTGGAAAGAGGATCAAGAATGAATATCACTGTACACAACATTTTAGAAAAACAAGCAAAGAAGGCCGCTATGGAGGAGCGTAGAGATCGAATTGCCATTGCGGCTATGCAGGGGAATATCGCTAGCGGAGGAACGTGCTTTGATTTAGAAAAATTGGCGAGATGGTCGTATGAAGTTGCTGACGCAATGATGAAGCAAAGAGGTGAAGCGTGATGAGTTTTTATTATAGAGAAGCATTAAGGGCTATGGCTAAATTATGGGTTCAGAGCGGTGGCACTGCTCAGAATATCAAGGATTGTTTACTTGAATTAGAGCAGTATGTAAAAGCAGAGGAGCAATTAAATGAGCGCAAATGATTATCAAGTAGACGGAAGCCATTACATGGAGATGAAGGTTCAGCCGTGGGATGTGCTGCCGATTGTGATGACCCATGAGGAGTACATCGGATTCCTCAAGGGCAACATCATCAAGTACAGCATGCGACAGGGGCGTAAGGCGAACAGTGACGACGCGGCAAAGGCCCGGCACTATATGGAGAAGCTGGCCGAGCTTCGCGTGGTGCACGGATGAAAATTTACGCGTACAGATTGCTGACAAGTGACGACGACCAGATTGGCTATTTTGGTGTTGTGTTTGCTAGCAGCAAGAAGCAATTGTTTTGGGCCCTCGATGAATTCTGTGACCCGTACAGATGCGAGATCAAGGAGCTTGACTTCTCATCTGGAATTGGCATGGCATACAACATTGAGCATGATGAGCCGGTCACCGATCGATTAGAGATCGGTTCCGGGATCTTAGATACCGTGCTTAATGATGAAGACGGGTGGACGCTGGCGTTTGATGCAGACTACGACGTCACAAAAACGGTGAGGAGATCTAGAGATGGTTAGCCTAGACATACTCACCCCACGCGGGCAGGAATCCCTCCGGCAGGAGCGGATCCTGCTGGACGCTGTCAGCAAGGCCTACGGGTTCGATATACTGGAGACGGCCAAAGACCAGCCCTGTGAGGTCGATGGCTTTCTGGCGCGCGATGGCGTGATCTGTGGCGTGTTTGAGAGCAAGTGCCGCAAGCTCACCCGTGCCCAGATGCGCAAGTTTGATGACCGGTGGCTCGTGACCTTTGAGAAGATCTTAGCCGGGTTGCGGTTCAGCAAGTTGCTGATGGTGCCGTTCTACGGCCTCGTGTACCTGACGGAGGAGCCCGTTGGGCTCATGATTCAGATCAGCGATGCCACGGGCAGCCCTATTGTGAATATGGAGGTGGCGCAGACCACCACGCAGCGCACGGTAAATGGCGGGACGATCCAGCGAGCCAATGCGTACATCGAT